GACGCCATCAGGTCGCGAAATGAAGCCGCTGCAATTCGCCGATCACGTTCTTCGTCTGAAACTCTCATCACGCCCCCGTCAACGTGTAGCCCGCGAACACCTGGACCAGATGCGGGGTTTCAAGTTGCAGCAGTTCCGCGATGAGCGAGGCGGTCTCGGGGTTTCGGATGAGTCCGTGGTTCCCGGCCTCTTCGAGACAGTGGCCGTCTATGGCGATGAAGAATGCGTCGGGGTTCTTGCGGACGTGGATCATGGGCACTCGCCGCACCGACTGCAAATGATCGCGTGAGCCAACGGAATCGGTTCGAGCCCGTCCGGTGTCGCGGCGATGGTCTTCATCTCGCGCTCTGTGACGCATTTTCGGCATAACAATGCGACAATGCCGGTGGCGGAGTATTTTACGTAGGCAGGCGCGTCAGGCATCGACCTTCTCCTTCTTGACGAACACGATGAACTTGCACTTGGCTTCGGGGCAACGGTGGCCGGCTTCGGTTGCGAGAGCTTCGGTGCGTGTATGACAGCGAGGGCATTCGAAGGTCGTCATAGCGTGTCATCCGGAATTGACGCGAGTCCTAATACGTAGCCTGTATCGAACGCTTCTTCAGCGCCGACGTCGGTACGAATTCCAAAAATCGGATGAGCGACTTTGAACATGCGTTGAACCTTCGCCATCGTGTCAGGCGAGCAGTAACCCGAGAGATAGCCGACGTTCTGGTCAGCACCTACGGGGTTATCGAGTCGATACGCCGCCATGAATCGGTCAGCAGCGTCTTGGTCGTCAGCGCGAGCAATGGCAAGAATCGCGTCACTCAGCTCGCCATAGGTATCTAACTCTTTGCCGTTCCAGTTCATAGCGTCACCTTCTCGTTGTAGTGGGACACGACACCCCGGGTCGTCGCGAAGAACCATTTGAAGCCGCAGACTAAGCACTCTCGGTTGCCCTTGTCATCGGACTTGATGTGGGAGTCCGAGCAGTTGAGACACTTCATCGCGACTCCCTGACCGCAATCGTGAGCACGCCGACCGTCATGGGAATTGCGACGATGAAGAACGTGACCTCGATTGCCTTGATGATGATGTGGATCATTTACTTTCCTCTCCAGTTGGTACTTGTATGATTCATCATACACTAATAAATCTGACCCACAAGCCACATTTCCACGAATTAAACGGGTGATTTTCAAAGGATTTCACCGAAGGGCTGATGTAGCGACGCTCGAAGGACGGCTCACGGACCTGGCGCGAGGTGCTGGAGAATCGCTTGTCACCCCAGTAAAGCCACTCTCCGGGGTGCTCGGCCATCCATGCGAGGCTTGCTTTGATCCTCTCCGTCTTGGCGTCACTAGCCACGAGCCAACTCCCGACACGCCTTGATGGACTTAGCGATCTGCCTGTCCAAGTCCTTCTGGAACTTCCGCAGGTTCATCTCGGTCATCACCAACGTCACGGTGATGGGTTCGACGTTCTGGGCTCGGAAGGCGAAGGTTATCGAAGGTGCGATGGTCTCAGTCTCGGGGTTGTGGACGGTGCTCGAAACGACGATGGCGTCGAACCTCCACGGGGCTTGCGTCACCCAGTTCGCCGTGGCCTTCAGGTACGCCTTGTACGCAACGTCCGCGAGGTCCTGGGCCTTAGTGAGGTTATCCGTGAGCTCAGTGATGAGTTCCTCGTCCTCTCCGTTTCGGGCTTCGTCGAGCATGTCGCTGAGTTGGTTGGCGTCGGCTACGGCGGTGGACCATTCGAGCCGTAGGGATTCGGTCGATTTCTTTTCAGTCATGGTCTCCTAGTCCTTCACGGTCACTTCGTTGAACAGTGGAGCGTCGTCGCCGATTCGATTCGCGGCCATCAGTGCATATTTTGGATTCAGTTCTATCCCGACAAAGTTGCGCTGATGTTGCAATGCCACGACACCCACCGTTCCCGACCCAGCGAAAGGATCGAGGACTAAATCATTCTCGCGACTGCCGGCGAGGACGCATGGCTCGACAAGGGCCCGAGGCATGACTGCGAAGTGAGCTCCAGGGAATCCTTTAGTGGGGATAGTCCACACGTCACGCTTGTTCCTGGTTTCGTCCACGATTCTTTCGGCGTCGGCATTTCTCGGTTTGTTCATCCCGTGTGCAGTTTGCCCCGGCGCACCGTGGACAGACTTCATCGTTTCCGATGACCCGCGACGGGTCCGCGCGATACCTTCCTTAGAGCTTTCTTCCGCAATTGCGGCCGCGTCGTAGAAGTACCGCGCCGACTTGCTCAACAGGAACAGGTACTCATGGCTCTTGGTGCAACGATCCGTCACGCTCTCGGGCATCGGGTTGGGCTTGGCCCAGATGATGTCCTGCCTGAGATACCAGCCGTCCGCTTGGAGTGCGAAGGCCACGCGCCAGGGGATGCCGATGAGGTCTTTGGGCTTGATACCGGGCCCTGTGAAACCCTTTTGTATAGCACCGTCCATCGTTCCGCGTGAGGTCTGCTGTTTCGCGCCACCGACGATGGAACCGTCAGCCATCACACCCTTGTTGGAACCTGCGTAGGAGTCGCCCAGATTCAGCCACAGCGTCCCGTCGTCAGCCAGCACTCGCCAGACCTCGCGAAACAGGCCGACCATCGACTTGACATACTCGTCGGGCGTGGATTCAAGCCCAATCTGCTCATCGTGTCCATAGTCACGTAGTCCAAAGTACGGAGGAGAAGTGACGCAACAGCGGACCGACTTGTCGGAAATCTCTGACAACCGAAGCCGAGCATCGCCAACGAGAATCGTCGCGTCGCTCACGAATTCCCCCATATCACGAGGACGCTCCCGAATGGGACACGCCCGAATTTTCCATTTGCATCCTTGAAGTTAAGACGGCCATTGATGAAGCGCGTGACCACACGAGAAGAACGCTCGCGAAGTTCGGGGATCCCATCGTCGACCCGTCCTTCGTGAACTTCGTTCGGCCTTTTAAATATTGCGTCACGAGTCTCCCCCCCCCATCACGGTATGGCTCAATGTACGTCTGCCAGAACGGTTGCTCGGTTCTGTTGGCAGGGATGAGCATGACAATCACTTCGGCGTCAACTTCTTGGTGAGCTTTGCGAACCCAGGACGGAAGGTCTGAGTACGGAGGATTGCACCAAACTCGTTCACCGCCCCAGTGCGCAGTGAGACCGCTTCGCTCCTTGTCGTAGTAGTAATCACACTTTGCATTCTCTCGGGAGGCGGCGACGTCAACGGTGAAGTGAAATTCGTCATCCAGTTCATCGAACAAGGCTTGCGGAGTCCCTCTGTCGTCAACCTCATCAGTCAGGTCCACGTCACCAAAGAGCGTGGCTCGCTGTCGTCGCGCAACCTGTTGAGGGTGATTCTTCGCGGGATTTAATTTGCTCACAAGTTCCCCCTCAGTTTCTTTCGTAGATCCTTCATGAAAAACGCTCTGAAAGAATGTCACCGAGTTTTGATGTTCCACGATCTCCGCAGGCCACCTTCCAGGTGCTCTTGTGATAACGAACCCCTTTGGCCGTTCTATGTTCGATGAGTTCTTCTTTGCAGGCGGGGCAGGTAAGTCTCTCAGCCATCGGTCCTCTCTTTTCTGATAGCAAAATCGCCGCTTGCGGCGATGCGCTAGGTCGTTTGTTGCTCACGCGCTTTTCTCGTTGAACGTAGTCGAAACTACAAATGTGTAACTAAATCGTCTGCTGAGAGGATTCATAGTTTCGAGTTCCTTTATGAGAACTATCTCAGTTTCCAATCCTGAGAGAGTTCTTATTTTTCATTCTCAATCCTGAGAATTCTTTCAGGATGCTTAGTATTTCCGTTCCATAGTGGTGTTTTCTCACTAATAGCAAGTCGCTCCATGAGTAACATGCTCCCGTAATCGAAGAAGGCGTCCCAGGTGATCAGCGCCACATCCTCCCACCACAACGAAGACGCCCGATGTGTCCACTGTCTTTTGGAGAACCGTTCCGTGGAACCGATATAGAGCAACCGGTCATCTTCCGCGAAGTGATAGTAGACGATGCACAAACCGTCAGAGGGCGCATTGTGCCTGGTTAAATACCCGAGTTCTTTCAATAGTTCTGGGTCGGGGTATCTCATTCAGCGTCAGAAGTCAGTTGATCTATGACCTTTGAAGCCTCGGCCTTCGTGAGGTCTTTCAAGGACTCAATCTGACGCCCCAGAATGTCGCTGACGTGCGTATGAACATCCGCCTTGTCGATGCCCTGGTTCCCGATCATCAGCCTGATCTTCCCTATTTGCGGCTGACTGATCTTCGGCGGTTCTATGGCGTCGGGATGAACGATTGCGGATTCAATTACCTCCCCGTTCTCATCGGCGACCGGCTCCGTGACAGCGTTGATAACGCCCCGTACCAATTCAATGGCCACTTCAATCTGCTCGGTGCTCAGAATCGACTTCACCGGCAACTGATGTTCTACCCATAGGCGACTGACCTCAGGCAGATCCTCGTTTGCGAGCATTGACCAAACAGCATTGAGTTCTTCACGTTGTTCGGTCGTTGGCGCCTCACCCGATTCAATCTCAGGAGCGGACCTCAGTGTCGTCGTCGGGTTCGTCTTTCGCTTGGAGGTCTTGGGCGCCTCGGCCTTCTCGGGTGCGGGGTTCTCGGCCTGTCCCATCTCCTCGGCGCTGTAGAGCCCAGAGAGTTCCATCGGGAAGGCTTTGCGAAGCGCGAGCATCTCGGCACACTTACCAAGCATCAGCGCCGGCATCTGCTTCCACATCCGGTTAGGATTCCCGTCCTTCACCGTCTGGACGTACTGGTCCCAGGTTGCGGTAGCCCAGAGAGGCTCGACAAATCCCTGACGATAGACGCCGACCTTCGCGGCCTTGGGGTAACCATCTTCGGGCAGCCAGAGGTCTGTCCATTCACGATCGGCGCCGCAGTAATAAACCGGCGTCTGACCCGCGTATTCGCCGCTTCGTTGGGCTACGAGTCGAGCACCGTCAATCGAGACTTGCGTCTGCATGACGGGTCGACCGAGTTTCCCGTCGTAGCGGCTGACTGCGTAAATCTGTCGAGCGAAAGGATCTAACTGCGTGCGATTGCATTGCTCGATGAACAGAGCTAACTCGTCGTTGGTCACTCCCTTCGCGATGGTGTTCTTGATCAACTCGACTTGATCGATGTCCAATGTGCGTACTGCTAATTCGTTACTCATGATTCCTCCAGGTTGTCTATGTAGTTGTTCATTTCTTTCACTGCGTTGAATAAATCAAGTGACGCTTCGAAGGCTCGCCATGCGACGTGACGCGGAACTATTGCGAACGGGTCTTTCACTGATACGGTTCCGTCGCCGCCCAGGTAGATCGCGCGCGCGCCGTCAAGTTGTGGAAGAAACTCGAACGATTCGAGTTGTCCCTTCGCGTCGTAACGAGGCAACTGACACTGCATGTACGCCTCGAACTGTTGAGAGACAGAATCGACGTACTCGCCGCCAGTTTTCCAGTCGCCCATCATCAGACCTTCCGCGCCAGGGCCGTCAAGTTCCACGATGCAGTCGAACCGTCCGCCGTAACTGAACTCACGATTCAGCACCACGCACTCAACGTGCTTGAACTTCGGCTTGTAGATCTTGTGGAAAGTCTCGAGCGCGTCAACGTACTTCGAGTCCTCGTCAAGCACTTCCACCGCTTCACCGCGGCTCCACCGCTCGGCAACGTCGTGGACGCGATTACCGCGTGTCGCCTTCGCTCGCCATTGACGGTCGAACTCACCGCGACAGAAGTGAACGTAGATTTCATCGTCGGTTCCGTTCTCTGCGAGTGTTCGGTTCTTAATCGCGGAGTCCGTCTTTCCTTTCGACGCAGCCAACTTCGCGCGGTGCGCCGGAACGATTGTTCGCTTCTTGCGTGAATTGAGTACGGCTGTCTCAGCGGCGATCTTCGATGAAGCCCACCTCAACCCAGGTTTGTCCGCTATGGAAATCACCGACGTGACGCCGGGAACGAACGCGCCGCCCGGCTCGACGCGGTACTTGTGACGAAGGGCCTGGTCGAAGTCAGAGAGCGTCATACCTCCACCTCCGCACGCAACGCAGCGACGGTTACCCGACACTGGTCGATGATGGCGTTGAGTAGTGCACTTGACTCCGCGTGCAGTTGACGCTCGTTGCGCAGTTCGCGCCTCAGTTCGTAGATGTCGCGCTGACATCCGTTGAGGCTGTGGTCAATTTCTTTACTCATTATTTCCTCTCCAGGTACGGGCTGTTTGTCCGTATGATTCATCATACATTACCCTAGTTCGTGTGTGTGACAAAGCCCCGAAAGCCCAATGATTTAGCGGGTTTTCGGGCTTTCAAATGACGAAGCGCACCCGAAGGTGCGCCCCATCGCTACCCTGGAGAGTAGTCCCAAATCGTTTCCAGATTGGTGATTACACCCTAGCACCTACACATGCGCGGCTCCGAACCACAGGGCCATCCGAGCCGGTACGATCATGCTCGCCGGTCGATCTGGAAAGAGCCCGAGACCCATGAGGACCATCGTACAATGAGTGCTGCAGATTATTGCATTGCCCCACGTACACGCCAACTTCGCGCCAGTGAGTCCGTCAGTGATTAGCGCGGGATATTCAAACCAGCCGTAATCAAGTCCCTGACACGACACGTCATTCGAGACGGCATTGGCTCTCAGTTCGTCGCTGACGTTGAAGTGAACTTTGGCATACAGGTGATGTTTGTAGTCGTAGAGTTGCCGACGCTCGAAGCCCGCAAAACCCATCTCTGAGACTGCCGTGAGTCCGTCGATCGTCCCTCGAACGACCGCGGTGTGAGCGCACCAAGTGAAGCCTTTCAAGTCGGGCTCAGTAATAGTTAAAGCCTCTTGACCGAGCTTGATCGCGTCATCGGCCCACGTCCCGTGATCGATGAGAAGCAGGTCAGCGTCAGTCGCATCGGTACAGTTCTGACCCGCTTCGTACCACTCAATGGTGAATGACGGCACGACCAGAGTCATGCGATCGTTGGTCACGCGAAGAGCGCCTGCACGGCCGCAAATGCGGGCTTCGGGTTCGTGTCGCCCTCACTCTGCATGCTGTGAACGATGCCCCACCAGCCGTCACCGCCGACTTGACCTTTGTTGGCGTAGTCCGCGAAGCAGTAGACGAAGAACGCTTCGATGAGCGCGATGCCAACGGTCAGTTGAATCAACGCGACCAGTTGCGTCGCTTGCGATGCCTCAGTCATCTCAGGCAAACCGTTTCCGCTATTTGCTGTGTTCGATGGGAAGCCACCCTCGGTGACCCACGACGGCTTCGTGACTCCAGCCGCCGCCATGAACGTCTGCGTCTGACCGGCGAGCGTCACAGCAGGCTCATTGCTTGGATAGGTGTAGAAGTGCCAGCCGTCGTAGTCGATGGACTGAGCGAAGTTTGGTAGTGCCTTCAACAGAGCGGCGCGCCACGTGACGTTCGTTTGATTCACGCCCGACACCGGCGCGATGTGGACGAAGCACGTCGGGTCGGCGGCCTTGCACTGCGCGTAGACGAGAGGCATTGCAATCGCGTAGTCACTCGCCAAGAAGGGTACTGACCCGTTCCACTGGGCGTAACCATTCGGCTCGTTCGGCCCTTCGATGTGTGCGCCCTTGACCTGTGAGCAGAACCACGCGCACGCCTCAGCGTATGCCTCGGGCGAGTACGGCAGACCTGGTGTGTAATTCCCAACGCCCGTTGTCGGTGGCGTTGCGGACGAGATGAATCCATCGATGAGAAAGAGAACCGTAATCCCATACGTCGCAGCCAGCGTCTTGATTGCATTCGCCTTCGTAGCGATCGCCGCGTTGAACGTCCCATCGGCGTTGTAGAACGGAATCCCGCCTTCGGCATCCCACTGGTCGTGATAGTTCCACGTGATTTGAGTGCGAACGTACTTCACGCCGAGAGTCTTCATCTGGGCGAGAGAGGCCGCGTCCGTCCCGCCATTCATACCGAGCGCGAGAGGCGTGAGCGGCGTTACAGGAATTGTGCACGTAGTCGTCAATGTCAAGCCTTCGCCATAAGTGAGCGTCAACGTATAGATGTAACCAGGAATCATGTAATCAAACGCAAACGAGCCCGCAAGAGGTTGGTTGACCAGCGGCCCTGTATTCCACGGTCCAGAATTGCTCGTGTCGGTGCCATCACGTGCGAGTTCAACGGGCTCAACACCTGACCAACTAACCGTGATTTCGTTCGCGCCGGTCTGCTTCGCAGTGAATGTTGTCACGGGAGGTGGCGGCGGCGGTGTGACTCGCGTCACGTAGACAGTCGTCGGTGGAAAGTCCTGGTGTCTGGCGTCCCATGAGCGAACAGGCTTACCGTTCAGTTCGGTCAGTGCGACCAAGTTCGCCTTAGTCAGTTGTGTTTGGGTTGGGCCTACTGTGGCTTCGTCGCTCATATTTTTATGTACGCCCTGACTATCTGTTGCAAGACCTGAAGGATCAGCTGCTCAGATTCACGGCTCAGCGCAAGGCCCATCGCCTTGTGAAGACCCTGCTCAAGTTCCTTGGCGCGCTTCTCGGCGTCCTCGAAAGTCTTGGATTCCTCTAGGCCGTGGAACTCGGTGCGCACCTTGTTGAGTATCTCTTCGAGAAACGACTCGTGGGCGGGGTTAGAGGGGGTATGAAGCGTCGGTGTCGCGTAGACCGTCGTCGGCGGGAAGTTCTGGTGCTTCGCGTCCCACGCACGAACGGGCTTGCCATTCATCTCCGTGACCGCGATGAGGTTCTTCTCTTCCAGTAGTGCGGCTGAGGGCACCGGTACGGGTTTGCTCAACGGCACCAGAGAGGTCACGTCGCCTTGGCTGGCGAGCAGTGCGGCAAAAGTCTCCGTCGAGTAGTAGAAGTGCCCCTCCACGCCGTAGGACGTGCCCCAGGAGTTGACGAGGTGCCAGAGGTCGCTTGGGAGGTCGTAGCCGGTGCATTCGTACTCGTGACCGCCTCGAACGGTGGCTTCGCGAGCAATCGCAACAAGTCCACTCGCGTCAGGCGTGTCGAAACTGGTGTACCAGTCCGAGCCGACCATGAACGGCCCCGACTGGATGGCGGTATGTGCGGCAGCGACCGAAAGGGCATGCAGATAGCCCGAGCAGAGACCCTTGGCCTGAGCGGCCTTCGCCACTGAGAGACCCGACGAGCCATTGTCATTGGGTGGGTAGGGACCATCGCCGTCGATAGTCTCAGCCGCCGAATACAACGCCAGTGCCTCGTTCTCGTCGAGCACCAACCCAGCGGCGATGAGAGCCGCGAGGTCGCCGTCGTCGGGGTTTGTCCCAAGGATTCCAGTACAGGCGTTGCCCGTGCAAGATCCCACGTCGCCCTGGTTGAGCACCGGGATAACGCGGTCCCACTGGACGGTGACGATGGTGTCGGCCTCGGGGAGCACATACGCCAGCGAGCGTTCGTCGTGGTTGACATGCCTGCCCAATCTCTTTCCCTCGACGATGATTTCGGGAATTAGGCGAGTGGTCATTGCTTCACTCTCTTCGCTAGTTGCTTGGCCGCAACTTTCTTCACGGCCTTCTTGGCTGGTGCGGCTTTCTTGACGACCTTTTTGGTGGTCGACTTCGTTTTCGGTATCGACGTGGTGACGTTCACTGGTCGTTTCAGCGCGTCCATGTGCGCCAGATGCTGAGCGTCCATCTTGTCGTGAAGCGCAACGTTCGCCGCCGCCGTGTTTCGCGTGAGCGAATCAATCTTCGCGTGCAGGTCATTCATTTTCTTACTCATCAACTCTCCTTTGTCTTGTTGGGATTCCAGCAGAGGTTTCACAACCTCGCGATGATGGCGTTCGAGTTCCTCGTGATGAATCTTGGCGAGTCCAGCCTTGACCCACTTTTTGAGGAACCACTGCCAGCAGATATTGATGACGACGAACACGAATACGCCCGCGACGATATTTCCCCACCAGACAATGGGGTGAGCCTGCGAGAAGAGGAAGTGTCGAGTGGCGTCAAAGTCATGCGCTATGTGATGAAGGAACATTTCCCCTCATGGTAGGACGCAGCGAAGCGCCAAACGCGGATTAGGCGTTCTGTGTCGGGGCCTGTGGCGAGAGAATCAACTGCGTCGGTGCGCTTGCGCCCACATCGAAGACCTCTGAGCCCGTCCATGCCACGCCAGCGACGGTGAAGTCCACCGTGACCGTGACAGCCGCGTCGAGCGGGCCATCGGCAGTCGCGACGAAGCCCGACTGGTCGGCGGCTGGGGTGCAGGTGATCGCGGCAGGGTCCGAGGACGTCACTGTGAGACTTCCAGCATCGATCGTCGGGGCCGTGGTCGGGTTGTTGGCGGCGTCTTCGAAGACGAAGATCACGTCAGAATTCTGGTTGTCGGCTAGGCCGAATGGTACGTTACTCATTGATTCTCCTTAGGTGTTTGAGGCTCGAGAATTACTTTTACTGCGGGGTTCGATTCGTTCACTACATGGATCGTAACGCTGACTTCGATTCCTTCGTCCAGCCGTCGAAGTATCGCTTCGAGAAGTTCTCTGGTACGTCGACGACCTTCGAGTTCGTCCACCTAGAGCTCCGTGGCGAACCACAGGTGCAGGCAGACCGCGATAAGCCCAGCGCCGAGCCACACGGCCCAGTTGGTGATGAAGACCGTTCCTGAGGCCACGATGATGAGCAGCGCGAAACACACGATCGCCAAGATGAGCCACAGCGGTAGTCGCCGCCTGCGCGTTGGGGCTGGTGAAGGGTTAGTCATAACTTTCCTTTCCTTTCTAGAGCCGGGTAACCACGACAACGAGGACGATTAAAAGTAGACCGAGCACGTCTTCACCTTACGCCCCTTCGTCGTCTTTCAGGCGTTCTTGCTCTTGCACGACGCTTTCTAGCAAATCACGCGAACTACCTCCGCCATCGGTGTGCATGTCCTTCACGAGAGCGGTGGTGTCCTTTTGAATCGCCCCTAGGAGTTCGGCCTGACGCGCCTCGCCTGCCTCGTGCTCCTGAGCAACGGCATCTCTAACTTCTGCGACCGAAGCAGGAACGGGCTTGCCGGCGAGTTCGCTGACGGCTAACTCGATGCTCGAGACCGAGTTGTGGAGGCTCGCGACGTCGTCTTGAATCTTCAGTACCGTGCCGTTCTGTTGCCCGAAGCGAGTTGACATCGCGAGTACGGCTTCGGAGTTTTCCTTTGTCTCAGCGGTAGCGGCTCTCGTCGCTTCGATTGCAGTAGCGGCGTTGGCGTTGGCGTCTTTGATCTGTTCCATGAACCCGGGCGGCGGGTCCGGTTCGAGGTCTGACTTCGGGCGCCCGACGATGAACTCTCTCAGTTCGTGGACGGACTTGAACTGCTTCGATAGATAAATACCAAGTCCCGAGAGAATCGCAATGATGACGCCATCGGCGATTTCCGTGAATGACGAGGGGTGCGGCGCGGCCTGTTGGACGATAACAGACAGCACGTCTACTTCTTTGGTGGGAAGCGAACGGCCTTCGCTCTCGTGTTGACTCGTAGGAACGTCCGCGGGCGAGTGTCGAGTCGTAGTGGCTGAATGAACGGCCCACCAGGTTGCCCGTGACTCACGACCATCGGTACGGGCTTCACTGCGACGACGATTGAAATGTGCTCATCACCGTTCGGTCCGTAGGCGGCGTAGTCACCGGGACGTAGTTCAGCAATGTCGGTGAATCGCCTTATCGCACTTCGCCAGAACGAACCGGAGTTTCCTGCGCCGCTGGCCCACGGGTAACCAGATGGACTGATGTCCAAGCCCGCGAGCGCGGCTGAAATCTCGCTCGACCCTGAGCAGTCTGTGATGACGACGTGCCGATTGCCCCACAGTTTCGTGTTCAACCAGTTGCGAGCGAAGGGTATCGGTCGAATCTCGTCGTAGTCCGTCGGCATCGTCGAGTGCTTGTGTCGCGCCCAGTACATCGCCCACTGCGCTATTGCTGGCCCGGCGTTGTGGTTGACCTTCGACTTTGCGAGATCGATCGACCTGCGAATCACCCCTTGAACAGGCGCGTCGAAATCTATCTTGCTCGGATTACTCGGGTCGGTTATCCGTGCGGTCATGGTCGACATCCTAACTGTCGGATTGTTGCGTGGAGGGGCATCACATCATCATGATTATCTGCACAGCGACCCCGTTAATCATGGTGTTCGTCGAAGCGTACGCAATCGCGACCCAGTGACCGAGGCCGTCCGTGGCGAGAGATTCCCAGTTCGCCGCTGACGGAGGAGCGCCGCCGAACGCCCACGTCACACCATTGTCAGTGGAAATCATGGTGTAGGCCGAACCACCGTTAACCGCGACCCAGTTTCCTGCGCCGTCGGTGGTGAGTGATTGCCAATTATACGCCGCTGGAGGGGCGCCGCCCGCGCTCCACGTGACGCCGTTGTTGGAAGAAATCATGGTGTACGACGGGCCAATTCCAATCGAAACCGCGACCCAATGACCGGCACCGTCCGTGGCTAGTGAACGCCAGTAAGCCGATACCGGTGCGGCGCCGCCCGCCGACCAGGTGACGCCGTTGTCAGTGGAAATCATGGTGTTCGAAGAATTGGCAATCGCGACCCAATGACCGGCACCGTCCGTGGCGAGAGGGAACCAGGAATCCGATACCGGTGCGGCGCCGCCCGCCGACCAGGTGACGCCGTTGTCAGTGGAAATCATGGTGTTCGTCGAAGCGTACGCAATCGCGACCCAGTGACCGAGGCCGTCCGTGGCGAGAGATTCCCATTGATCTGCTGCCGGTGCAGCGCCGCCCGCCGACCAGGTGACGCCGTTGTTCGAGGAAATCATGGTGTTGGTCGAACTGTTCGCAATCGCGACCCAATGACCGGCACCGTCCGTGGCGAGAGATTGCCAGGAATCCGCTGACGGTGCCGCCCCTCCTGCACTCCACGTCACACCATTGTCAGTGGAAATCATGGTGTTCGTCGAAGAATTGGCAATCGCGACCCAGTTTCCTAGTCTATCGGTGGCGAGTGATTGCCAGTTATCCGATACCGGTGCTGCACCACCCGCTATCCACGAGATACTCACGGAGTCACCGAGAACACGTAGTCAACCACAATGTCACTGGTCAATGAATTCATTAGACCGTCGCGGTCAAGACGCTGAAGGACATATCAACCGCGCTGGAAGAACTAGACACGCCGTTCACTTTTGTCAAATTCGGGACGCGATACGGCGTGCACGTCCACGCGGTCGGCGTCGTCGTGACACTGAGTCCCGTGAGTCCCGTGACATCAGACCCATTGACCTGAACCTTCATCGTGACTGATCCAGTTCCGGTGTCGCCCTTCGCGCCGACGACGTAGGTGGCACCACCAGGAACGTATACGCCAGGCAGTGTCTGAGCGGGAACAGAACCGAGAATGGCATATCCGAGTACTGATTGCAGACCACCGCCAACAACCGCCATCGTGCCGAGAACGATTCGGTCGGTACCGTCGACCAAGACGAGAACTGAATCGCCCACGGTCGGCGTGTACCAACTTTGATAACTAACGCCCGTCCACTGTGTCCCGCCGGTCACGCCGCCAGGGGCGACGTCGATACTTGGTGGCGTGTCATTGACCGTGACGACGACCGCCCATACGAGACGAGTGATGGTCTGTTTCGGAACCGCGACGTCGGCCTGAGATCGCACTGCGTCAGCGACGTCGCGAATCCGAGCGTGGAGATCAGGAGACGGAGTGTCGTTACTCACGGTTGCCAGACCAGTCGGCCAACGGCTTGCGCGCCAGCACCACCGGCGCTGAGGTCAATCATCACCTGGTCGAGAATGTAATTGAAGCCCGCGAGACTTAGGGCCGTATCCGCAGGGATTCCGGCTTTCGGGTTGTAGACGGTGATCACATCATCGATATCGTGCGCTGGTTGGTCACGCAACGTGAAGGTCGATTTCTCAAGTGAACCAATTGAAGTCAGCCCGATCGCGAGCGCCATCGCTTGGGCTGCGTTCGGGTCGCCTTGTTGGATGTTCGTCGTGAACTTCTGCAAGAGCACTGAGTACGTTCCGGTGAGTGGCGGAAGTGTGTACTGCGGCACCGTCCAGTCAGCAGGCGCGTCGGCAAAGAACGTCGGGGAACCAGGATAAGAATCCCACCAAAACACGGTGACTGGTGGGTTCGCCTTCGTGCCACTCGACTCGACGCAGATGACGTTAGGAACCTGCTGGTTACTAATAGCTCTCGAAATTTGATACGGAGAAGTAGACGTGTTCGCTAAGTATTCGACGCACGATGTAATGCTCGACGGGTCAGGAACGACAACGAGACAGAGCGCACCGGTGCAGTTGAAGTAGAGGGCGGCTCCGTAGGCCGAGGCCAGGTCCGTCGCGGCTTTCGCGGGATCATCACCAATCGCGTAATGCGCCAGAGGCGCGTCTGCACTAATGATGTCCGTCTCTCCGACGGGGAACGGAATCGAGAAGTAACCTGCGTAACTGCTTGCCCTAGCGATTATCTCGTAAATCGCGTCAGTAATAGTCTCGACATCACCCGGACCGCCGCCAGACCAAGGATAATTGAACGAGAGCCTCGACAACCACTCCATGCGGTCGCTCATCGTCCCCTTGAAGATCATTCCATTTGAATCTCGGTTGATGTCCACTTCATCGATGAGGAACACGCCGAGTTGCGCGTAGGTCGCGACACCGCTGACATACGTGCCCTTGAAAATCCTCATCTCGTTTCCGTAAGGGGAGAACCACCCGTCATTAGTACCGGCTATCGGTAGAAGGTCTCCGCCTGGGTCATTGGCGAGGTCATTGAGAATAACGATGTTCGTTGCAGTACGTCGGATGATGTTCGACCGGTCGATCTTCACCGTGCCCGAGACGTATTTGAACGTTCCGAGAAGCGTCTGCGATGTGTAGCCTGCGTTGATGCTCGTCCAGATTTCGACGTAGCCGAGTGGTCGGAGTATCGGCACGGTGTACGCCGCGAGCCAGTCCGCTATTGAAATAGGCGTTGGAACGCCGATTGTAGAACCGTATAACTGACCGGCCATTACGCAGATACCTCGAAGAATTTCACCGTCCAGGTGTCGACGTAATCATTGAGCCACGTCGAGTACTGAACTGCACCGAGTGGGTCAGTCGCGGGGTCTATTCCAACGACCATCGTCGAAGTATCAGGGAAAGTGATCGTGAGTGGGACGCCCTCCATGAGCATTGCTTCTAGTGCCGCGTCGTTGGCGACAGAATTAGGAATCGCGATCATCGTCCACGTTCCACCACGTCGTATGACGTCGACCGAGAGAACCGTATACGGATAGTCGAGTGGGTAGTACGCCGCGCCGTTGGAGTGAAGAAGTGGCTTGTAGTCGGGGTTACCGATGAAGGTAATCGTCGTCGTGCCGTCAGTGATCGTGGCATCGCTCATCGAACCACCGCCAGTCCTGAAGTGCCACCACGGAGTTCGGCGGCGAGTTGACGGAGCGCCTGGTCGATGTAGGTCTTGGTTGCATTAAGTGACGCTGCGTCATTGCCGGGCGCGGGATGAATGTTGATAGCCCCCGAGGCGATATTGAGCACTACTCCCCTGCTGAGAGACCGTGTCGGTGTGGGTGCGACTGGGGCTGACATAAAACCAATAGGAGTGCTCGCATTGGTCCCATTGAGATTCGCACCCGTCTGAGTCTTATACGCTGCGCCGATCGCCGCGCGATAGACCGAACCGGATACCGCGATGCCGTTTACCATGAGGGCCGTCAGAGACCCCGTGGTGGCAGTTGTCGCGGCCTTGACGGCGGCTTTGGCCTTCGCGGCGGCGGCTTTGGCTTCTTTTTGAAGTTCCGCTTGACCGGCGTCGGCGATCTTCACTGATTCGGCGGCGGTGAACCCGGCCTTCTCCAAGGCTTTCACGGAGTCAGTGAATGGCTTCACGGCGTCGTGAAGGGCCTGGGTCGCTTTGTTCGCCGGTACACCCAGGGCTTTGAGTTGTTCGACGCCTTTCGCGAAGGGCATCTTGATAGCGGTGACGACTTCACTAGTCAAAGTCGTCTGAGCCTTTACTGCATCTGCGGCTGATTTCTTGGCGGCGGCTGTCGCAGCACTCGTGGCCTTCTTCGCGGCAGCGGCAGCGGCTTTGATTGCGACTGTGTTCGGCGGTGCGATGTAAGCGTCGACCTGTCGTTGATACTGCGCTGTGCCGTGCGTCGCCACGCTGTGCTTGTAGGCAGCAGCGTATGAAGCGCTCAGCGCACTCACCGCTTTCGTGTTCGTGTCGAGAGATGTCTTGCTGTCGGGTGTGAATGAAAACCCGAAGAGTTTCGCGGCCTTCGTGTCGAATTTGTTCAACGCAGAGAGTTTCGAAGGACTGTTCTTGTCTAGCGCCGCCTGAGCATCATATTTCTGTTGAAATTGTGCAGAATTGTTCACCGTCCCGAACACTGAATTAGAGATGTCGTTGATAGCGCCGACAATCTGTTTACGACCGAGAATCGCTGCGGCGACCGCGATACTTATCGGGTTGAGAAGTGAGAGAAACGATGCACCCATCGCCTTCGTCTCAGTTCCAACGACTCCCGCTGTTTCGGCGGTGGTAGTTCCAATAGTCGCGATGGATGTATCAGCCAAACCCGTTTGAACCGCAACCTTATCCGCCATCGTCGTCGCACCACCTGACATCGTGACGAAGGCGATGACTGACCTCGCTGCTTGAGCAACGGCGGTAGCGCCCATCTTGATAAGCGCGGGAGCGAGAATGGTGGCAATAACAGCCTCGACCGCGTGCGCCTCCGTCGAACCCTTCGCGAACCACCCAACGACATCCACCAGTCCATTGATGACCGGAAGAATTGCCCCCGCGACTTTCGTCAATGCGGGAACGAGAACGCTGCCGAGTTTCGTCCCATCGTCGCTGACGGCCGCGCCGAGAATTGCCATCTTGCCTTGAAGGGTCTGCTGTTCAATGGCCGAAGCCTTCGTTACGGTGTTGTTCTGATTCACTGCCGTTGTTGCTTTGTTGTACGAGTTCGTTCCAGCATCGAGAACCGCCGTCATCTGCTTCGCGGCCGAGGCACCGAAGATAAGTGTCGCCGTCGCCAACTGCTGTTGCTGAGTCATGGTCTTAAACTTCGGCCCGAGTTTTTCGATGATCGTTGACATCGGGGTTATTTGACCCTTCGCGTTCACGACTTGGATCCCGTATTCCTTGAGCGTGTCCCTTGCGGTGATGTTCGTCTTGGTCGTTCCAGTTGCCGCACCAGCCAACGCTGTGTACGAACCTTGCAAGGCTGTAAGAGCACCGCGACCCGTAATCCCGTTATGAGTCAGGTCCACCATCAAGGCGCTGAGGTCTTTCAAGGGCGGGGCCAACGTACCGAGACGGCCCTTCACCCGCTCGACGCTCGCCGCCAAGGTATCGATACCTATCCCGGTGGCACGGCTCGCGTTGAAGAGCGTCTGCGCGGCACCCGCGGCCTGTGATACAGGTACCTGAAATGCCTGCATGACACCGGCGAGCGTCTGCGTCGACGTGGTTAAATCGTTCCCACTCGCCGCTGCTAGGTCCATTGCGTTATTCATGAACGTCGTCGATTGAGCGGTCGTTAGCGCTTGACCCTGAATTGATTTGAGTTCGCCCGCTACCTGGGAGAACGCCTGGGCCTGCTTGATACCCGAGTACTCCGCTTTACCAGCCGTGTTCAAAAACGCGTTACCGACGTTGGTCGCGGCTTTCACAGTGATGTTTTCACTGGTGGCAATCGAGGCGTTCGCCGTCTGCATGTCGATGGCGAGTTTGACCGACGCAGCACCGATTGCCGCTATTCCCAATGCCGCGACCTTGGGTCCGCTCAACAACGAAGCCGGGACACCGAGACTTGAGAGGGAACCAGAGGCTTTCTGCCCGATGTCATTCCAGAGGCCCTTGATCTTGCCCGTCTCTGTTTCAGCGGACTTGACCGCATCTTTTCCGATGTCTTTCGCGCCTTTACCGAACCCACTTGAGAGCGCAGCGCCAGCGTCCGCACCGGCCGTATCGGCCTTGGACGCTAACGCGCCACCAGCGCTGAGGTCGGTTTCGGCAATGTCAGCTTTGACCGCTGAGGTATTCGCTCGTACGACAATCTGGGCTTCGCCGACAGTGGTGATCATTATTTCTTACGCCACTTACTCTGTATCTCTTCGTCACGGCCCTGTGCGAGGATGGCGGCTTCTTTGGCCTTGCGGTCTTGCTCTTTCGTGATGGCCCCGGGAACAATGTCGTCGTCGTTGCTCACGATGAAGGGCGCGTTCAACTGGCCGTTGAGATCACCGCGTACCTCTGAGCGCGTGTTGAATCCACCGCTCAACTCATCCAAGAGAAAGACGTACACGAGATCGAGCCACTCCTTTAGTTCGAGTCCGTTGGGGTCGACTTGGGCGAGCGTGCAGCGGGCCGAGAGGTCGGCTTCGTAGAAGACGGACCAGTGCGCGAGCCGGACCGCCGCTTGGTAAAACGGCCCGCGTAGAACTCTCCGAGTCTCGCGTAGACATCAATGACTGTTACTTGGTCGATGATGACGTCAGTGTCGTGGACTAACTTGTCCCACTTCTCGCGGTCGTCGTCTAAGACACAGCCGTCGACGTACTTCAGGGCCTCGTTGTAGTCGATGTTCCCGTTGATATCAGTGACCTTGATCATGTCCAAGGCAACGCCTGCGGGCAACTTGCCCGCGAAGCGGATTATCGTTTCGACTTCAAGACCCTTCTTCGAGTAGCCGACGATCGGCACGGAGGCCGGTTCAGCCTTTCGCAACTTAACGTCGGTCACCTTCCCTACTGGTTCGAGTGTTGGCATTCGATTCCTTTCATAGCGTGGGTTTGAAATACAGATTAGGACGGGAACGGCTGATAGAAGAGGTACATCTGATCCGTGAGAAATCTCCGCGCCGGCGTGCCGGGGTGGTGAGAGACCTTCGCAAAGATTGCTGCCCCGTCGGCGCCGTACCATCGAAGCGCTTTTGCCTTAACCGGGTAGATGTCGTGAGGCTTCGTACCCTCATGGACGTACAAGGCGTAGGGCTGCAGGGCTGCAATGACTACAGTGAAACCTTCTGGCGAGTCGTAGAAACGCTTCACGATGGACTGAGAGAGTCTGCCTGTTCTCTTAGGACACGCGACGATGGCTGCGTTCTGGACGACTTGGGATTTGCCGATCATGTAACGACCAACAATCCCGTCAGGACCGTGGAGCATGTTCTCGACGACCGCTCCGTCGATTATCAACTTGTACGCCATCTACGGCTCATCAATTGAGACGTCGAGTTGCAGCCTCATCGCCGCCATGCCGCCCTGCGGACCCAAGGGTAGGACCTGACCAATGACAAAACCTGCGGACTGACTCTTAACGGCCAAGTCCTGTTTCTTGATTTTCGCCGCGCACGAGAGTAACGCCCCGGCGTCTCGGACGGCTTGGGTTCCGTTGGCGTTCAGGATGTTGTCGGGCGCAGGGTTAACACCCCCGTCATTCCAGTAGCCGTAGGTCGCGACGGTTCTAAGGATCATGACGAAGAAACTTACTGAGAAAACGAGACCTTGGGCACTTTGGATGTTCTGGCCCTGTGGAGCGCCAGGTTGTCCAGTGTTGCCCGCTCCGACGTAGAGATAGAGCCCGGGCTTGTCCCAAGGCACCTCACCCGCTGCCACGTAACGATTGCCCTCGAGCGTGAAGCCCGGGATCAGCGCGAGTTGCTCCGCGAAGGAATCCAGCAGGTCATTGGCCGACGAACCCAGGTCGCTTAACTTCATGTCTACTCAGTGACGGCGGATGGCTCAGTCTCGTCCGATTCAGGGGGTAGCGAGGACTTTCTGGCCTTCGTCGGAACGTCGTCGCCCACAAGATCAAAGTCGCCAGAATCGCCTTCTGGGGCCTCCTCAACGGCATCCATGAAATGACCCCCAGAACGCAGGTTTTCGAGGTACTCACGGATGCCCGAGGTTGACTGGCTCTTGAAGTGCTCGATCATGCCCTGTTGGACGCCCAAGTCACTTCGTTCGAACTCACGCTTGAGTTGGTCCTTCTCCGCCTTGGTCGCTCCGGCTGTCGTGAAGCGTTTCACGGGAAACAATTCAGCCATTGGTGACTCCCCTCAAGAACGCTGGTGCCGTGCTTACCACCGGCGCTTTGTTCGCAGTATCGGCCACCACCTTCGGCGCTTCGGTTTTGACTTCTTCGGGGGCTGCAAAGGGATCTGTGTCACTCATCGGTTTCCTTCTCATACTCGTACGTTCCGGGACCGTCCGCGACCTCAATAACGTCGACTTCGTCGTTACCAACGCGCGCGTACTGGTCATCGGCATTGCCAGGCGCACCCGAAACCTGAACCTTCTCGCCGTCGACTTCCTTCTCGACGATTACAGGGTCACGCGGCTCTTGCTGCTTGATTTCCTTCGGGTCGACACCATCGAACTCTGTGACGCTCTCAGATGCGGGAACGACTTCGGGTGTATCGCTCATGATTCTCCTTTATCGGTTAAAAACATTGGGGCCAACGGTGGCACGATTAAACGAATTACATTCCAAATTCCGAATTGAGTCGGTAAGAATCTTGGGCCCGTGAACAGTGAGGCGTTGCAAACGGTGAAGAACGACGGTCGTTGCGGCCCACGGACGACTTCGAACCTTCATTGCCCAGTGGTCAAACTTCAGTCGCCTAACGCTGTATCGGTTCATGATTCTCCTTTATGTCGGTGATGGGAATTGCTGACGCTGATTTCTAGCGGTATCTGGTGAAAAGACTAGAGGTTTCTTCATCAGACCATTGGGATTCACGCTACGAAGCCACATATCGACCGTTCGAAGACCCGTAGGGCCACCCTTGGACATGACGTCGACGACTGAAGCGATCTGGGCGGTTACTCCCTGGCGGGTGATCGTCGTCACTCGGTCGGGGTAGGCGTTCATGTCGCCCAAGAACGGGATCGCGAGGTTCTCGGCGAGAGACTTACAGGCCATCCGTCCGCCCGAGCCGCAGTCCTGACCGAACATGTACGTGACCGAGAACGTACCCTCTTGGGTGTCAGGGAAGTATTGAGTCTGGGACACGGGCCATCCCCATCTGGCTGTGGCCTTGGCGCCTTGGTAGGGCAGCATCCGAATCAGCCACTTGTTCTCGCGCAGTTCGTATTCATCCGCAGGAATGACAGTCCCGTCGATCTTGACTTCGACTATCTCCGTGACGGGGTAGTCGTAGAGTTCGATGTAGGGCGCGGTGTCCTCGGCGTAGAGCGACATGACCGGAGGCTCGCCGAGGTTATTGACCAACGAAGCTCCCCAGCCATAGCCCCACGACCCCCAACCCGCCGAAGTCCAGGCTCGCACATCGGCATTGACCGGCCTCGAAACGGGACGAATCGTTACAGGCCCACAGTTGCCCGTGAACCTGTGGGCCGTTCGCTCGTAGAGGATTTCGGTTGCTGACTGCGCGGCCTCGGCGCAGATCACCGCGACGATCTCGTCGCTGATTGGTGAGAGCGGGGGTATCGCCTGCGTGAGTGTCGCGTTAATCGACGCAACCGCGCTTTGAATCGCCAACGAGGATAGGACGTCGTCACCGGTGATCCACGGACTGCAACTCGATGATCTGGGCAATTTTCGCCCTCTGCTTAACCGGCAGCTTGCGCCACGTAGGACGGAACAGGCACGACGTCTGCGCCGCACGCGGTCCACTGAAGGATCTCGCTCGAGTCGAACGGGAACTGACCCGAAGGTCCACCGCCCCAGTTCGGGTTCGGGAAGGCCACGCCGTTGTAGAGCGCCTGCAACTCAGAGTTGCTAACGTCCCTCACTCCAACCACGAAGTACGTGCACAGCGGCAGCGCGAACCAGGTGTACGGAGTAACGGGGTCTTGGTGACCTTCGGTGAATCGCTCCATGAAGAACTCGAGTGAAACACCGTTCGGGTTACCCACAATGCCAGGGGTCGGGGTTTGCTGACCGACTCCGATTCCAGGCCCGGCCGAGAGGTCGGTCTCGTTCGGTACGCCGGCGGGCTTGACCGAACCAGTGTCGACGAAGACGGGAATCAGTGCAGCGGCGGCGATCGTCGTGGTGATCGATGGAGCGGAGACCGCGAGGCTGACTGCACCGATGGCTCCCGTCTCAGTGACCGTGAAGACGATCTTGGCGGTGTTGGTGTCGCCAGTGATCTGGAAGGTCGTTCCCGCCGGCACCAACTTCGTCAAGGCCGTGACCGTGAGTGAAGTGACCGTTCCAGTCCCCGATGCAGCAGAGGTGGCCTGTGAACCGATGGCTGGGACCGTGCCGATCTTCTGCAAGGTGCCGAGGTAGCGACCGTAGACGACGACTCCGAGTCCGCCAGCAGCGAAGGTGAATCCCGACACGACGTTCTGGTTCGTGGTCCCCGAAGCAACGACAACAGTCTGGTCGGGGCCGATTGGCGTACGGCCATAGACCGAGTAGTTCGCGTAGGCGTAGTCGTAGGTCCCTGCGGGCAGTGTCCCACCAGTTGCTTCGAGCGTGACCGTGGGCGCGCCTGACGGCGCACCCAAAGCAACGGCAGCGTCGGAGAACAACGTGCCACCCGTGAGCAAGGCTTCGATCTGCGGGTCCGGATAGACCATCTCGATATCGACGGTGTACCACTTCTGGATGTCTCCACGTAAGTACCAGACTCCGAGGTTTCCAGCGGCGTTCTTGATAGCTCCGGTATCACCTGCCTCGTTGACCTGCGTCAAGGTGGCCTTCATCATCTGGTCTGTCACGAACACTGAAGTGCCGGGGATGATGTTGCCGGACCCGTCGAGTTGCGTGATGCGCGTGCACTTGGCGAAAACGATGCCGCCGGGTGGAAGGGTGGATTCGGTCATTTCATTTCTCCTTAGGGAAATCCGGGTAGATAAACGAGGACGGCGAACTGGCGGAGTCCATCGAAATACGCAGCGGCGAAGCGGGTCGCGCGCATTGTGATCAGGTTGGGATTCCCGCCCTCACCGCGATCGAGCGCCTGCGAGAGAAGTTTCGGGAAGACGGTCGGATTCTTTTGAAGACGAGTCGCCACGAGGTCGGTACCGTAAATCCACGACGTACCGGTCGCGGGCTCTTCGGTCGAAGGTCCAGTGCCGGGGTAGCCAACGCCGGGAACGATGATGTTGTCGAACTGGTCAAGCAGGAACGTTCCAACGCGACGTGAGTTCAAGAGGTTCGGCGCGGCTTCGGGTACGAGGTGAATCATGCCCTGACCACCAAAGCCGGTGTTCGAGAGGTACGACTGGATTATCCCTAGACCTTCGAGCATTGAGACCGCGACGGCTTGGGTTCCCGAAGCGAAGGTGTCAGGGTTCCCGCTGAATCCAATGGCCGCGCCGCCGCCGTTTCCTTCGGTGATTGTGTCAGAGTTCCCGCTCGTGCCACGGATGACGTCAGTGAAGACGAGTTTGGTGGATGCAACGGTGACGTTGACGTACTTCGAGAATGGAAGGTGCGGGGACACTGTTGACTCAGCGGCAGATACAGCAGCGGCGAGTTCTCCGATGGTCGTGTAGACCCCCGGCGCGATCGTGAAGGTGTCGGGTGAGTTGACGTCGTAGCCACTGGTCAGAATGAACGTGTCATTGGTCGCAAGCGTGATTGTCAGCGGCAGCGTCGGGGCGGAATCTGCCGTTACGTGCGCGGGAGCCGAAGGCGTTGGCGAGACGTCCTGTGTCCTCGGTCCGGCCAAGTAGTTGTTCGGCCAGCCATTGGCTTGCGCAAGTTCACCGGTCCAGAACTCGTACTCAATCCTACCCGGCGCCGCAGAGTCGCTCTGTCGCTGCACACGTCCCAAATAGTCGATCTGCTCTTCACCGTTCAGGCTTGAGGCCGACATCTTGACGCCGACGTCCCACGGCTGTACTTCGACCTTGAGCAGATTCGGAGGTTGTGTGGGGTCGTCGACCGTCGTGACATCACCCGGCGCGCGGTTGATCGCGGCACTTCCATTTTCTGGAAGATACGCAAATCCCCGGACCCACTTCTCGTTCTGGTCGAGGTCCAGTTCCTCACGAAGTTCAACGGGCAAAAGTCCGAGTTGCTTCGCGAGGTTCGCTTGGCTCATCGCAACCGCATCCAGAACGCCTTGATAGGCAACCTCGACGTTATCGGTCGCATACTGCTTGTCCTCTAGGGAGTCGGCTTTGGCGAACTGATCGTTGGCGTTCTTGAGTTGAATCTTGGCCGCGACTACGTTGTCGTCGTTCTCGATGACGTCGTTACTCGGTGGCGAAATCGACGAGCCGAGCAGGGTGACCTGCGGCGGCTTCGGCGGTATCGGTGGTACCGGGTAATACATCCCTGGTTCGTTCGGCATGGCGCCTTAGGCAATCGCGACCGTAGCGGACGATCCACCACGGGGGTGCGTCGTCGAGACGATCTGAAGGACACCACCGGAGAAGCTCCGGTTCGCAGCACCCTCGAAGGTTTCCACGAAGGTCTCGTAATCGTTGGTCGAGTCCAATGTGGCGTCTCGGACAACTCCGAGGTCAAGGCGACCACCGTCGAGGAACTGGATCGAACCCTCGATGAAGAGGTTCCACATGACCTCGGTCGGGTAGGCCGGGACCGCAGACGAGGCCGTGAATGCACCGAAGTTCTGGGTGACGTACGTTCCCGCACCGGCGTTGGCCGTCAAACCGTCCAATGACCAGATGACCTTCACGTTGTAACCCGCGAACCAGTCGTCAATCATGGCATCGGTGATCGAGAAGACGTCGTACGGACCATCAGACGAGTGAGCAAGTTCCAAGACTCGGTCCTGCTTGATGATGTCACGACCCCAGATGGGGAAGATGCACGTCAGGGTCTGGTCACGGTTGAGGCGGTTCGTGAAGCGGTAGTTGGCCGACGTCTGGATGATGGTCGTGAACAAGTCACGAGAGGCACCCAACTGCGAAGCCGACGTGATCGTGTTCGTCGCGAAGCCCTGAATCGCCGTCCACAGCGCCAGGTCCGCCGCTCGCGCGGTGTAGGCCATAGCGAGGTCGGTGTTGGAGGCAATCGTCTCGGGGTCGAACTGACCCATGAGGTTACCGAACTGCAGGCGTGTGACCATCGCGTTCACGTAGGTCGTGACCGGGCTTTCGCAGGTGATGGTCTGAACGTTCTTGACGCTCGCACCGGGGTCGGCATCGGTCGCTTCGGTCCATTCGGTGAAAGAACCCGACAGCGCACCGATGGTGTTCGGCTGACGGTAGATAAGCCCACCGCGATTGACTTGGAATGCAGCCAAACCGTCTCGGATTGGTCGCTCCTGACTCGCCCAGACGTCGAGCGAGTAGTCGACGTTGGTCGGCAGGCACACGCCACCAGAAGCGGCGATTGCTGTCGGAGTGGTTATTGCGTCGAGCTTCTTGAAGTCCTCGGCCGTCGAGTTGCCCGAGAGTCGTCGAGACTCGGGGTACTGGTCGGCCCAGCGTGCGCGAGCGATCTTCATCTTTCCGTTCGCGGCGGTCGGGTCGAGTCCTTCAAGGGCATAGGACATCTCTTCGGCGAGGTCGTAGCGACCTTCGTTGCCGGTGGCGAACTCGTCACCGTTCGAGTGACGCTCGAGTTGACCAACTGCGACCAGGGACGTGCGTCCCTTCGCCTCGGTCCTCAACTCAGGGGAGAGTGTGGCTCCGCGCGAGACGCTCTTCATCTTCGCGGGGCTCGAACGCAGTGCGGAGGCGGTGACGGCGACCTTCTCGCCTTCGGTAGCGCCTTCGGTCTCTTCGGCGACGACCTCAGTCGTCTCGTCGCCCTCTTCGGGCTCTTCGTCCTCGGGTCCACCGGTCGCGGCCTTGATGCGGGCGCGCGCGGCGTTGCGGGCTTCGGCGGCAGCGGCCTTCTCTGTCTCGAGGGAGGTCTTACGTGCCGTCACGGAATCGGCGATGTCCGCCAACTCGACGATGGTTTCCAGTGTGGCGACCGAGTCGTCGTTGTCGTCGATGTTCGAATCGACTTCGAGGATCTCGGCCTGAAGGGTCGCGAGTTCGTCGGACGTGAGTTCGTTGATGAGAGTCGCGCGTGCGGACTCATCCTTTTCGGCCCTGATGGTTGAAAGAAGGCTCATAGTAAATCCGGCTCCTGTAAGTCGTGCGACACATTGTTGTGTCTAGGAACTGGATTTACCAGCAGGGCTTCGTCTTCGAATTCATCGAGATTTTGCCTTCAGTGAGATTTATAGTACACACCGCAAAGCGTAAGACAGAGCATTTCCGAAAAGTTTTTTACGCCACGCCCGAAAGAGACTTGATTCGTTCGCGCGCATCCTTCGCCGCGTCTTTGCGCAACTTCGCGAGTCGTGCGTTCGCGTCGCTCTTGACGAGTCGGATCATCGGGCCACGAGCGAGCTTTGCCAGCGTTGCCCCGTCCTCTTCGGTGAGGTCTGAGACTTCGGGGTGACCGAGTACGAACATCTGCCACGACCCTGCGGCGGTAAGGGACCTAACGGCACCGTGAGCGGTGATCGCCATTGGGAAACCCGGCTGATTGACAGCAAGCGCAGCAACCAATTCGAGGTTCCCGCCAATCTCGCGCCAGTCGCCTGAGAGGGCAGAGGCGCGGAGCATCCTGACTTGGGCTTCGGTGGCGTCGGGTCGTAAAGCGCCGTGATACCAGATGCCGAACTCGTCTTCACCGATTACGACGTCAGCGGCTTGGAAGGCCGTGTTGTCGTAGTGCGCCATTGAGGCATTGGCATTCAAGTGAAGATCCGCGTGACCCGTGTTCGCAGTTAAAACTCCGACTCGAACGGACTCACCTTCGGCTGTGATGACGTGCTGACCGCGCTTGAAGTGCGCGTAGTCCACGGCGGAGTGCGGAGCAGTCACACACTTCCCACGTTGCCCGATGTGACACACACCCCACGGTGCGAGATAGCCGAAGACTTCACCTTCTTCGGTGACAGTCGGAGGACAGGCGTGACCGGAGATCATCTTGCCCTTGTCGCCTTGGGCGATGAAGGGCATCATGCGACCATCGTCAATCGCGAACTTCGGGTCTTCGAACCACGCCTTGGGCGGTTTGTTCGGTCCACCAGAAGCAAGCATGACGTCAAGTCCCTGGTCACAGGGCACGCAGTCTGACGAGGCGATCCAGTGCACGATCTGACCACCAGCGGCGAGAGCGGGCGGCATTTGCGGTACGTCGGATTCAGGCGAGGTCACGGGGATGGCTTGGGTCTCTCCGCCATCACCTAAGACGATGTACGCGCCTTCGAAGGCGGGACCGAACGGGAGGATTGTGACTGCGGCCAAAGTTCCTTTGGTCAGCGTCTCGGTCATGTCCATCGGCCAGCCCATTTCGTCGACCTCACCAACGGTGACTTCGGACTCATCGACCGTGACATCTCCCGAAACCGGAAGCCGCCCCATCTGCTCCAAGAGGTCCGCGAAGTACATCCCGTCATCGTTGGCGAGGAAATACCCCTTGCCGATGATGATGTTCGTACTGCCTTCGCCGGGCCCGCGTTCGAAGGAATCGATTCGACCACACAACACGGCCGGATCGTTCGGGTCGAAGCCCATCGGGTCATGTGTGGAGGTCGCCATGCCCATCAAGGCGTAGGGCGCTGGACCCCATGAGAGGGCATCCAAAGCGATGTCTCGTCCGTCGCCGGTCGGCTGACCTTCGATTATCGCCACGGGGATCGTGAAGGCCGGGCCCATGTTCATGCCACCAGCGGAAGCCGGCGGCAGGTTGAGTTCGTCATCTACCACAACAGCATCCGGCGCTGAGTCGTCACCCGGCACCGAATCGCTGACGGCATCGGCGAATGCCTCCCCACGCGAAGTCATGTCGCCTTCACCGTCTCCGCCCTGGTTGTCAGGTCCGCCCCCAGTGCTGGTCCCGTCCTCAGTATTAGACGCGAACGTCAACTCTTGGCACTCACACTCAGGCGCAGTGCAAGCCCCGGTGTTCTCGCCCGTGTCGGTGTCGTTGTGCACGCTTCCAAGGTGACCACAGCCGTCCGTCGCGCAGATGGCGTCGGGGTCGACGTTGCCCATCTCGTCTACGGGGTTCACAACAGGCGTCGTCGTGTCCTCGGGCGCGAGAGCGAGCTTTGAGTTCTTCGAAGGCGTCTCATTCTGTTCGGTCGGCGGCACGACGGCGTCAGTCTTGGTATCAGCGTCACCCTTGGCGTCGGCGTCCTGGGCGCTCTTTAGGGTCGCGAGGTCCGTCTCAAGAGCCGTAATCGCGTCGTCGACCTTGGCGTCGTTGGGGTCGGTGTTGTCGTCGGGGTCTTTGGCCTGCGTTGCCTTGACGTCAGCCAACGCCGCTTCAAGCGCGGTGATCTTGGTGTTGAGTTCGGTGTCGACCTCATCGGAGGTCGGCGCGGTCGCGTCAACTGGCGCAGTATCAGTCGTGGGCTTCGCCGGCGCGGTGTCAGCCGGTGCTACAGGCGCAGCGAACTTCATTGAAGCGAACGACGAAATGATTTCACCACGGGATTTAGGTTCCGACAATTTACGCGACATTGGACTCCTTGAGCACTTGCTCGGAATGTTACAGCGCGCGAGTCGTGAAATGTCGGAACTAGTTTTGTCACACAAAAACGAATGATGGATATACAGTTAGCAACTGTATCGAAGGCTTAATGATTTCTATGACAGCCAAGGATGTGGTGCGCGTCACGATCGACCACCGCGCTGGCGACCGAGTAGTGAGGCAGCCCCTCTGCCTTGCAGACGCGGCATCGGAACCACACATGGCCCAGGCGATCACGGCGTATCTCAAATCGCATCAGTGGTTCCTCCATAGTCGGCGACGCTGTAAGACCGTCACCGGTACGCGTGAACGATCGACGAGTTTCTCGGCGAGTGCGGGCGTCATCTTGGCGTGACCCACGTAGTCGAGGAAGATCGCGACGGTCTGGTGTTCTCTAGCCATCAGAAGCACCCGTCGCCTTTCCACGGTCCGAAGCCGTTGAGCCCATCGTCATGATCTGCCCAGCGGATATTCATAGCAGCGATTGCTTGCTGTCGCGGTGTGGCCTGCCATACGTGCAGAGTCTTGACCCCAAAATGAGCGTGAAAGGTGGGGTCCTGTATTTGGAAGATGCCAGAGTTCGGCCCCATTGCCGGAGTGCGATTGTCACCGAGATTCGGGTGCGTCCACGTCGAACGCGATTCGGCTCGGATAACACACGTCCACGTTGCCCACTCAGCCCGGTCATTACGCAGGAGCGGTTCGTACCACGGGATTCGATGAACCCTGGGGGTGGCGGCAGACGCCGTGACAGCGCCAAACGCCAGCGATGAAGCGACAATAAGGACGATCAAGATTCGGTTGATTCGATTCATGTGAGACCTTTGAACGAGGGCTAGGCACTTTCGTTAAGCGTGTTGGTCACTTAGCCTCACCCCCGATCGTGCCATGCTTGCCCTTCTCACCAGGCTTGAGCGCGAAGAATGAACCCGTCTGACGATATTCGCGGTCTATCCGTGCTATGTCCTTGCGAAAGTTTCGTGAAGATTCGGATTCATCGTCTAGAACTCTCGACCCGAGGTATCCGTCGCTCATCCCAGTAGCGCCGAAAGGCAGGTCCACATCGCCACAGTTGCAAGGGACACTGGTGACTTCCTCGTCAATCACGCTTGCTGCCAGGAGCATGTCGAACACGTCAGACTGCCAATTCTCGCGTTGTCGCGTCTGTCGTTCATCGATAACTCGGAATCCTCGCAACGGATACCTCGGGTCGAGCGGCTCAGGCGCTAACCGGTGATTGCGACGTAGTTTCATTTACCCTCCAAGTTTGTATGAGCAATCATACACAGAGACGAGACTACTCGCTGGTATCCGCTGAATTTGCAGGGCCTACCCAGTTCGCCTGTTCATCGCAAATGCAGCCAAAATGGTCTCCGGCCAGGTAAAATGCTACCGGTGGCCAGTCATTTGGGTTGGCTAAAACGGGGTCTGTGAATGAATCGAACTCGACTCCATCGAGCGCTTCGTGAGGTTCAAAGGGCTTAGTCGAAGGTCCGTGGATCCAGGTAAACGACGAGGTTGAACAGCCTGCGCTCGTCAAGAGATTCGAGATTGTGGCACCTGACGCCACGCCACCAACACCGATTGTGTTCGGCAATGCTGGCACCGTAGCTCCAGTATCGAGAACAACGTTCAGGAAGTCTTCCTTAGTCGCACCGCCCGCAACTCCCACCGCGCAACGAATCACGCCAGTTGGAACCAGTGTGTCAGGGTTCAACGCCTCGAGCGCCGCGTCGTCGGTCATGTTCGGGTCAGGGTTGTAGGCGAGGTGTTGTGCTATCTCGTCCATTGAATCCTTCAAGACTCGCCAGCCCTTGTCGACGCCTTCGCTCATTGCGATGACTGCCGATGCAGACGACCCGAGTTCGTCGTCACCGCTGAGTTGTCGTGCGGCGGCTATGGCTTGGCGTTGGGCAAGTCCCGTCCATGACTTGAACTGCTCTTCGAGTGACGTCCAGTCGTTGGTGACGTAACTGGCGGCAACGATTGGGTCGATGTCGCCAGAGAGCCTGAGTGCAACGAATTCGTTTCGAGTCCTCGCGATCTTGGTCTTGAGTTCCTTATCCCGTGAGACGCTTTGGCGTACGCGGTGTGAAGCCTTTTCGAGTTGACGGCGCATCTCGGCGTTCGCGGCGACTTGGAGTTTCATGCGCAGGTCTGAGTCGATCTGGGTCAACTTGCGAGAAAGTCGAAGTTCCTTGTCGGTCGGTCCGACCTTCGCTGCTGCCGTCAACTGCAACATTGGCTGAGAGAAAACGTCGATTCCACGTCGAGCGAGTTCCATCTTGAGCACGCGAACCATCATCTCTCGGTCGGCGTCGTCGTAGTAACCACTGGCGAGGATGCTGCCGTTCTCGTTGCTCGGCAGTGGGTTGGTGACTGTGCCGGTCGTGGGCTCGGGAACGGTCGTCGCCGGCGTCGTGATGGGCGTTGAACCAATCGCTGCTGGCGTGGTTTGAGCAGGAACGTCGAGACCGCCGGGGTCGGTCGCAGTCTCTGCCTTGAGTCCGGGGATGATGCCGGGCCCGGGGATGGCGGGGAAAGCCAGTTCGGGGTCCAACTTGTGCAGCAGGGCGATGAGTGCGTTGACCGGCCACGTACGGGTGTCGCTGATGAGACGCACTTCGATCTCTTCGCCGCTCGGAGCATCAGAGTCCTTGAAGCCGAGGTACTTGCGAAGCGCGGCGGCAGAGATGACTCGCGCGTTGTAGGCGGTGATCGCAGAGGCTGAGAGGTCTGGGGGAGTTACTAACTCAGTCGGGTCGTACCAGAAGACCAGACGTGAAATCCATGCATCGACGACTGACTTATCGAGTCCACACGTAGCGAAGTACGGACGAAGGAACGCACCGGTCAGGGCTTCGACGAGCTTGATGACGTGTATCTCAACGTGATAACGAAAGGTGTTTGAATCTATTTGAAAGATTCCCCAATGGTTGATGTCGGCGAGATTGAAAATCTCCTTCGGAAGGTCCAAGCCCGTAGCGACAACACCGACGAGTTCGTCACGAATCTTTCCGGCCTGCTCGTCGAAGACCGACGCGAATTCAATCCACTTGATCTTGCTGATCTGATCGCCGGGGGCTTGGACGACTAACGGAACAACGCCCGAAGCATCGCCCTCGTTGCGAATAGGCGTCATCATGGCCGTGGTCAATGTCGAAAGGAACTCGTCGGAGTCGATATTCCCGTTGTCGTCATTGAGATTCGGGACGGACATCTCAGAGGGCAGGAACAGGATTCCCCTGCCCGCAAGACGTGAGCGACCCGTCGCGCGAATCAATCGGCGCATGATTTGCAGGTCTTCGCAGGTATTGATCAGTGCCCGCATCGGCGACTGAGCGAGAAGTCTGAACTGGGGGTGCGGCTGCCACATCCTCTCTACGAGAGCGTCTTCGGGCAAGTCAATCAATCCAAGAACACCCGTGTTGGTCATCGGCCCTTCGCGCAGTTTCACGTAGTCGTCGTAAATTACTATTTCGGAGACTGAACGAATTGAGTAGACGTTCTGCAAGGTCTCGGGGTCCGTCAGTCCTAGAAGGAACGCTTCTCCGGTAACGGAGAAGTTCAGCGAGAGTTGCTCCAAGATGTTTGATATTGCCAGACGTCCGTTACCAAGGTCCGTCATGGCGTTCGTGCAGGCTGCAATGACCTCGGGCGGCGTTTCGAGCAACGGGTCAGTGATGTCGAGCGGCTTGTCAGTCTCCCCAATCAATGGATACGCGGCCGGAAACAGCCGCATCCTTGATGCGCAGTGCGCGAGGAATCCGTGACCGTAGGACAACTCGGGCAGAGAATTGTGCATGCTCCATGCCTGCAACTGCCAGTTCTGACGAAGCATCCTCTGTCGTTGAGCCTCGACCTTGTTGCCGACCTCAATCTCACTCGATGCCGCAGTAAGCGCGCGGAACGGTCGGTTCTTCTTCTTGTTCTCAGTGGCGCGCTGGTGTCGGTCTTCCCACTTCGTTGTCTTGGTCGCCATCAGGTCTTCTCAGAGATGAGTGCGGCGATAGACGAGAACGCGAGAACCAGCGCGACGTATTTGAACCATGAGCCTTGAAAGTACGCCAAGGTCACTACACCCGCTGCCATGTACATGCTCAGGCACCACGGGCAGGTTGTCAGTTTCCAGAGCCACGACCACAGTGACTTCGGCTTCGGCGACGGCGTTCGACTAATGACGTTGCCCGTGATGTTGTCGCGCTCCACTAATTCGCCGAATGACTTACCTTTCAGCCAATCACGAATCGGCTCAGTGATCGTGTCCTCAGTGCCGAGAATCGTCAGTCGATGAACCGCCAAGGCGTAGATCACGAAGAGCAGGAATGAATGCGTCATACGGCGTTGTCCTGTAGTTGAACGAAGGTGATCGGGTTATTCGCATTGAGTACTGGCGCGTTGAACTCCACGACTGACTGGCCGTCGAGATTCAGCGTGAATATGTAGAAGTACCCCTGCGGGATTGTGCCTGCATCATCAGTCGCGCAGAGCGTAAACGGCTTTCCGTTCTGAGCGATCAGGGATCCAGTGGGATCGAGCAGACCACACACCGGCTCTTGCGATTGTTCTATCCCATCATTAGATAGCGAAGCACTGAGTGTCGCGCACAAAGTCCCCGAGGCCGGGGAGTCGTCGCTGTTCACGAATGCACCCGTGATCGTTACGAGAGTAAAACTCACGAGAACCCCGTTGGGATGACGATGAACTGCTTCTGGCCCGGCGCTTGACCAACGCCTACGCCATTCCAGAACTCGCTAGTGGTGCCAGCGAATGAAGTGGTATCGATCCACGTTTGATACCAGCCAACGCCCATTCTCGCGATGACGCCAACAGATGGGACGGTCGCGTCAACGTAGGTGATAGTTGTACTTGGTCCTTGCCCGTTGATCTGGTAGTAGAACTCGACCGTCGTGGGGTCAATGGCGGCTCGTGTCACCTCGTCACGGAAACGCACATTACTGATGACGATGCTCCCTTGAAGGTAACTCATCTAACTTTGGCCTCTATTAACAATGCGTCACTCACCGTTGCGCTTGATTTCGCTATATCCCTTACCGTCGCGCTGGTTAGAAGTGTATCTGTGACACTCGCGGTGGCTGGTGACCTTGGAAAGCCAGCAGACAGCGTTGAGTAGACGATGGTGAGGATGGTGACAAAGGCGCTCAGTGACGCAGTGGCGCTCAATGAAGCCGTTACGCCAGTCATGACGTTGACAACGGCGCCCAACGAAGCAGGGGCGCTCAGTGCGCTGATGACGCTCGTGACGATGGCTGGGTTGGCCGTCATCTGACTCGCCGCCGTGAGCGAGGTATCCACTGAAGTTGCCACTGGGATACTGGCCGTGAGGCTCGCTGGAACCGTCAACTTGGCCACAACTGACGTGGTGATCGTCACGAATGCCGCTGCTTCACCGGCTGCCGTGAGTTTCGCCGTCACCCCAAAGATGATTGGAACAGTGGTATTCAGGAACGTCTTTGCTACCAGCGAGGCGACGACACTCGTGTTGATGGCCACTTGAACGCTCAATGAGGCTGGCGTTGTCAGTGCCGCCGAGACCGTCGAGGTAATTGGTACGTCAACACTCAGGAGTGGCCTAGAGGCCAGATTGGCAACGACGGTCGTGGTAATGGGGATAATCGCATTTAGTTCAGGGACAGTCCCAGCAGTCAAGTTCGCTAAGACGGTGAAGTTGATTGGAACCGCGGCCGAGAGTGGGGCCGTGGTGGTGACCGTCGAAACCACTGAGGTCGTTATTGGCACAGTGGTCGTAAGGGACGTCGGCGCCGTGAGTCCAGCAGCAACACTGACGGTCACTGGGACGGTGGCGCTCACAAGCGCCGGGGAAGCCAATGCAGCGGTCACCGAGGTTGATATTGGGACCAAGGCTGTCAGGAACGTCTTAGCCGAAAGTGACGTGACCACAGTTGTCGTAATTGGGATCGTGGCTGTTAAAGGTTGTGGGACCGTCAGATTGGCAGAGACGGTCGTGACGATGTTGACGATTGGGGCCAGGTCAGCCGATGCAGTGAGCGTGGCGGCAACTGAGGTGGTAATCGGGACCGTAGCAGTCAGGAGTGTCGTAGCGCTGAGACTCGATACCACCGTGACATTGATGGGGATGAGAGCGGTGAGCGGTGCCGTGGTCGTGACAATTGCGACAACTGAGGTAGTCACTGGAACGGTCGCGCTCAGGAGTGCTGGCACGGTCAGTGCAGTTGAAACGGTCGTGATTGCTGGGATCGTGACTGTGAGCGCGACAGGAGCCCCAACTGAAGCCACGACTGTCGTGATGATCGGGACTGTGACGCTGAGCAGTGCTGGGGCGGTGAGTTGAGTCGCCACGCTGGTCGTAATTGGTATCAGCGTCGTGGACAGTGAAGTGGCTGAGAGTTCGACAATGACGCTCGTGGTTACTGGAATTGTCGTCGCAAGGAACGTCTTAGCTGAGAGCGCGGTGGTGACAGTGGTGGTGATTGGAATAACACACGTCAAAGATTGAGGCACCGTCGTCTGAGCAACTACCGTCGTCGTAATCGGAATGATGCACGTCATCAACGCGGGCGCTGAAAGATTCGCTGTGATCGTCGTAGAGACCGGAACCGTTGCAGCAAGCAGCGATGGCGCGGTAATGTTCGCGGTGACAGTTGACGTTGAGTTTATGGTCACGCTCAACGGGGCACCCGCGGCCACGAGCCACGCTACGGTAGCCCCCATGCCGTACGCCTGAGTGCCGTAGGCACCGTCTCCGTAGCCGTTACCGGATGACGAGGGGTAGAGGAACGCGAAGGGCTGTGTTGCTTGGGTTATCGCGGTGCCGAGTGAACCGTCTGTTTCTTGGCGACCGGCGAGTCGGGACCGAGCCGCGAGGCCGTCACCGTTCTGCATCGGTTACCCCTGCGCGAGCGCGAATTGAGCGAGGATGATTCCCGTCGAGGTGGTCGAGCACAGGACGCGCAGCGCCAGACAGGCGTTCGTCTCAATGACCGGAAGGCCGAGCGCGGCGTAATCCAGCGGGGGCGCGGCGACGTTGGCAATCTGAATCGGAGCGAGCGCGAAGTCGTAGCCGAGCGTTATGCCCCAGTTTCCTGCGGTGCCCGTCGTGGTTCCGAACTGCACCGACTGGACCGACTGCACGCCCTCGTCGCCAGCCGCGAGCGTCATGGGAAGCATCTGGCCCGCGACCGGAGACGCTGGAAACGCAATGGTCCCTGAACGGCTACCGACCGAAGCGGAGTTCGTGTAGGTGATCGTGCAATTCTCGGGCGTCGCCCCGGTTGGCGTGTAAATCTCCGCCCAACACATGACGCCCGCGCCGGTGGTTTGGCGCGTCAGAGCGGTGGAACTGACCGTCTGGGAGGTGATGATGTTCGCGACGAGGCCCGAAGTGTGGACGAGCCGGTCGTACAGTGTCACCGACCCAATCGTGGCTCCGGTCACCCCGAGGCGAGCGAGGTAGAGGGTGTTCGAGCCGGAAGGGTTGGTCAGCGGTAGGGCTCCAGCGGTCGAATTGGTCGGCGCGGCTCCTGCTCCGGTCGCGGGGGTTGACCCCGAACCGGGAAAGCCTCCGGCCTCCCACAGTGACGAGAATGTCCCTGCGGCCTTGGCAGTGAGTGACGCATCGTAGGTTTGAACAATCTGCGCGTTCGCGAGTGCTGCTACCAGTTGGTCCATTGTCGTGATAGCCATGAGTTCTCCTTACGCCGGGGTTGCCGTGACCAAGTACAGCACTGCCGAACCTTGGGTTGCCCCGGTCGCTGAGCCGTTGTTGAGGCCGTTCTGTGTAACCCAGAACTGCACCGGGTTCGTCGATGAGAACTTGAACGGCAGGAATCGGCTACCAGACGACACCGCGTTTGCAATCCACTCCACATCGTTCCCTAGGGCAGGCACGGTGAACAACGCAGAGGTTGTTGTCGTGGCATTCGAAAGGGTCAGCGCCGCCACCAGCGCCCCGAGGTTATTGCCCGTTGGAAAACCCAGGCCAAAGTCGGCATCCGCGTTAGACATAGACAACTTGGAGCCGACAGCAATACCATACAGACCTAGGTGCGTCAGCGGCGTGATTGCGAGGTCGCCTAACGGCGTTGTTCCGTTCCACGCCGTGTCAATCTCTACCCACGCATCCAAGAGAATGTCACCGACGCTCGGGGTGTACAAGGACGCCCCCGTTGCGATGCTGGCGGTGTTGTAGGCAAAGGGGAACTTGCGAACAATCGGCAGACCCGCAAAGTCCGAAATCGTTGGCGCGACAGACCAGACTGCCGTCCCACCACCGGGACCAGAGGTTGAGTTGTGAGCGACTGCGGGCCAGTTCGCTGAATCCTCGGCTGCGCGGGTGATCGTGCCACTTGTTCCACCTGATGTGTAGGCAGTCAGGTAGACGACCTCGAAGTTCGCGGTCCCGTAGTCGAGCGTGAGCGCGATGTAGTCGGGGCTCGTGATGGTCGCGAAGTCGGGCGCAGCGGAGAAGTTGATCGTCGTGCCCCCCGAAGTCAGGGGTAGTGACGCGAGAGTCCCGGCTTGGTTATTGTACCGGAGGCGAGCCACGGGGAATCAGGTGCAGGTTAGTTCAAAGGCATTTATGGCGAACGTGGCTGGCGTCTGTGACGCTGAGATGACCGTGGACGCCGTGGAACCCCACGCCAGCATGTTGCCCGCGCCGATGGTGATGGAGTCCAGCAACGCGGCTCCAACGATGGTGGAGGTCGAAGCGGTACAGGCCGCGAACGTCATGGCTGACGAGTTGAAGATCGTGGACGGTGCGCCCAGTGTCGGTGAACCCCAGTCACCAGACGTCGCGAGCCTCAGGTAGCCGGTGTAGGTGGCTTCAACGATGGTGGCGCCAGTGGACGCTGACGTTGGGACGGTGGTCGTCAGGGCGAGATAGGTAGTTGGAAGAGTGAAACTCGTCTTGCCAACCACATGGGCCAGCACTGCGCCTTCGCAGTACTCACTAAGGGAACCTGACATTGACTAACCTCTCAGTCGATTGATGAGCGAATCGTAGCATCGCTCTTTAGCAAAAACGTGCATCACACGGAATCGCAGTCTGCATTGAGAATCAAACTCAACTTGAACTTGTCGGCGGTGGTGATCGTCTCGCTGTCCTGCACGTAGCCACGCACCGTGTCAATGACCTCAGCACGTTTGGCGTTCTGGTTGCCCTTGCGAATCAGGCGCTCGTGGACCACTTCAATTGGGTCGGTGTCGATTGACAGCGTTGCCTTCACTGAACTTCCCATTCCTACATCGCTCACGGCTCCCAGCCTTTCAGTTTCATCATGCCATCGGCTTCATGCTCCGCTACCTTTCCAGGTGCGAGCCCCAAGTCTCTGGCGTCTTTGTTCACACTATCCTCGTCAATGCCATAGATCGTAGTCCCGACGTTTCCGTTGATCTGACGGAGTGAGACTGCTAGGAGCCAACGTTCTTCTTTCCGCGCCAGGAGCGCACTGCCATCCTTGAACTCGTATTCCTTAAGAATGACGGTATCAATCACACTTTCACCTTGTGCTTCCACTCAGCAGGACGAGGTAGTGCTTTCAAGATTGAACCACACATGCAGCCGTGACCCTGATTGATGATGTAACCCTTGGTCAGCGTTGACACTTCGATTCTCTCTCCGTGACCTAACTTCGCTTCCTGAGATGAGACGCTTCCTGGTTCGGCCAACTTCACTTCTAGGCAGATACCGGGAACCTTCGCCGCGTCCGTTCGCCACACGATCATCCGATGCGTGGTGATGAACACGCGAACCTTCGTCATCAATGCGCCGCCGACTTCTAATACCTCGGCAGGGAACACGTCACGAACGAGCAGTTCGCCGTCCACCGTGTTACAAACCGGTGGCGACGACCGAGGATGCGACGATGGTAGCCGTGGCGACCGTGACCTTGATGTACCAACCGGCCGGGACGTCGATGACCAGAGTCTGACTGGCAGCGGCGTTCGCCGCAGTAGCAGGGATCAGGTTGTCAGCGACTGCGTTCGTCGGGCCGATGTCGACCTTCACTGTTCCAGCCGAACCACCAGTGATGCCGATGAAGTACTTGGCCGAAACCGCCGCGGCGTTCGCCTGAGCGGTGCCTGAGACCAGCGTGGCCGTGGTGAAGGTGGGCGCAGCGACATTGGCGAGGTAGTTGTCCCACACCAATTCCCAGTTGTCGAGATTACCGGACATTGATTTCTCCTTGTTAGAACTCGTCGTCATAGTAGTTGGCGAGAAGGCTAAGAACGTGAATGTGTCTTACAAGGTCTTTCGGAAGGTCGGCTTGACCTCGCGCAGGTCGGCGCCGCACATTCCGCAGAACCGCGGGCGACCGAGCAAGCCAATCCACAGCGGCCACGCTTTGTAGCAGTACGGGCAGACGATCACGCGCTGCGCTTCTCGCGGATCCGTCTCGCGATTTCGCTCTCTTCGGCGGGTGGTGTCACACGAGGCTTGGGTCCGGTTCCTACTGGTGAAGAGATCGTCGTTGGTCCGGTTCCGTAGACCTCGTTGATGTAGTACGTCAATGCGTCAACGATGTCGTCATGTGCCCCGTGGTTGAAGGCCGTGCAATTATGAACCGTTCCTCCGGTAGTTACATAACTCTCATCTTCGTCAACGTGAAAGTTAATCACCTCGCATGGCCCTGTATCGGCCACGCTTCGAACCCAGAAACCGAGTAACTTGTCGCCGTCGTCATCAGCCCACACCTCCGTGGTGCGAGATTTTGCATTCATATCGACGGTGAATGTCGTGTGCCGACCTTGAATACGACGCTCGGGGTGAAATCGTGGAGTTGCTCGCGTCAATTTGGGCCACACTCCCATACGGGTGGCGATCAATCGCATCCCCCATGCAAGATGAGGCGAGACCGTAGTACCACGCCCATCGTGACCGTCTCCATCAAGCCATCCGTCAATAAGACCCTGATGAAATACAAGAGGTGCAGCCCATGCCCACTCAGGGATTCTCTTACCAAATGCCTTATGCCCAAAGGATTTAAACCAGCGCTCGAGACGCGGAAGGCTCGCACTAACCACGGTGCAGTTTGGTGATCGAACTGCGGTGAATGTCGCTGATCGAATGCCAAATCTATCTAAGAGCAATGACTGAATCTCGTCGATAAAGGAAATCTCCGCTGCATTGAATGACCACTGGGCTCTTCCTGACGAATAACTGCCCTCAGCAAGCCACAGGCCACAGAATCGACCGAAATCGTAATCAAGCTTCTGTGCATATTTCAACGATTGAGCGCGAACACTGTTGACGCTGATGTATTCACCGTCATCGGTCACAGTGAGACTTCGAGTTCCGGATTTTGGCTCTCCTGGGTAGTCGTACCATTCACGAAGATCGATTGACTCCACCTCATAGTCCTCGTCGAGCACAGGAAAAGTAAGCGCGTCACTCATTTTTGGAGACGGCTGAAGCGTTCCATTCGATACTCTGCGAAACGCACGAGGTGAAAGTTCGCCAGCCGCTTTCCACGCAATCGCTTGGGCGAACTTGCCATTCGGTTCACTAGCGTTGCTCATCACCATAGAGAGGACTGGATGTTCCGGAGTAAGGCGCAAAGGATCAAGCGTCTTAGCAGTCAACTCGATAGTCGCAGGGGCTTGACGACGGCTGACTTCCAGAACTTCGCGGAATCGTCCCAGATGGGTTAAAACCCAGTCTCCCACTACAACTTCGCTTGCTTCGATTACACCTCGTCGTGTGAATATCATGGTATTTATACTAACGCACTCATCAATGAACTGTTCGACGTCAAAGGTCAACTCTGGTATGGCTTTTGATACCGCGACTGACGGGAGATAGATGTTGCCGGAACGAATGATCGGGCTCGCGGCTTCCGCGCGGGCTTCCTTCGATGAGGTTGGGTTGACGGGTATCAATCCTGCAATTTCGTGACGTAGGGCTTTGTGAACCTCGGGACCGTTCGCCCTGTTCTCGAAGTACTTTCGCTTTGCCTGAGGGAACAGCATTGAGACTCGCCTCATGGCGTCAATCGTCCTCGGCAGGCTGAGTCTGTCGCGCACCTGATAGATGAGAAATGAGTCCGCGCCCTTCTTCGCCCAGACCTGACCGACAACGAAGTCGCTCGTCTTGGTCTCCTTGAAAGCGAAGTCCCAGGATTGGACGAGTTCATAGCCTCCTTCGACGTGGAACGCGCCGCCGTGCTGAACCCACATCACTCGCTCGTAGCGTTGCCACCATTCACGCAGAAGGATCGCTCCGGTGCCCGGTGTCGGATTCCCCTGATACAGCGCGGACCAGTATCTTGCTGACGTCGCGTTCTTCGTCGCCTCCCAGTCAGCGTTCGTTCGACCACGAGCTGAGACCATGTACTCGCCTACTTCACGCCCAAGGATGTCACTCTCACCCTTGGCAGCGTTGAAGTCAGCCTGGGCGGGGATGTTGACCACCGTCCAGTCGTCGTAGTCCTTCACCCCGCTCATGATGTCCTCATCACGCTTACGGATCAACTGCCCTGCAAGATCGTTGTCTGACCATCTCGTCATCGTCAACATTACGGGCGCCCACGGTGCCAAGCGAGGTCTGGCGGTCGTCTCCCACCACTCCATGTGCTGGCGCGATTGCAACGTTGAGTCTGCGGCTCGGATGTCCTTCACCGGGTCGTCGATGTTCATCAGGTCTGACGGGTGGCCGGTAAGACCACCGCCAATGCCGATCGCGTACACTCCACCACCGGTCTCGAGCATCCACCGGCCCATTGCCTTCTGGTCCCTCATCAGACGAAGCCCGATGTCGACGTTGTTCGAGGTGCCGTCAAAGAGTTCGATGTCGCTTCGCACCTGATAACTGAACTGACCGGCGTTCACCCCGTCGTAGGAAACCAGCGTGATTCGAAGCGCCGGGTACTGACGTAGTAACCATTCAAGCCCGTAGCGACTTACGCGGCTCGACTTCCCTTCTTGTGGGCTCATGCTCAGAATCAGGCGAGTGATGCCACGGCTCGGGATCTCTTCGGTCGCTCTCTCAATGGCGATCTTGTCGTTGACTCCTTGCGCTAGTAGTTCCTGCAACCGTCGACGTCGTGCGTACATGACCTCGATGGCCTGACTGATCTGCACGAGTTTCGAGTCGATTATCGTCAACGCAGGGGTTTGGACGGTGGCCGGGTCTAAAGAAACTGCCAGGTCACCGGGCGTCGGATACTCCATGATCCGCTGAATCCTGCGTGTCTCTACACGCACTAATTCCTGTTCGTCGGGTCTCAGCGCGTTCCACTTGGCTCGACGTTCGGCCTCGGGGAGTTTGATGAACTCTCTCGCTGAGGGTGAGAGTAGTTTCACTTACTTCGCATGAAGTGTTCAGCCAGGACTTTCCTCACGAACGCAGAGGGTGCGATGTTGAGCGTCGAGGCTTCGTGTTCGATTCTCGCTCGCAGTTCGGGTTTGACTCTGACGTGCAGGAGTTCGGTTCGGTTCTGGCGCTCAGTCATCGTGGGTCGAATCTCGCGCAGCAATTGAACCCCGAATCCCAGTTGTGGAATCGCCGCTGAATTCCGCATCGCGCGCACTTCTTTTCACCTGCCAACGCGTCTTCGTGTTTCTTCTGCCATTTACGGTCAGCGCGAGCCTGACGACGTTCCTCACGACTCCACCTGGTTAATTCATCCCAGATGTCAGCCATTCGGCCACCGATCGAAGACCACGCCATCGGGCATCGTTACTGCACCGTTCGGCGCTCGAACTGGCATGGCCTTTAAGACCACGGCCGGCGTGTGCTTGGCGTCACGCTCACCCTTGTCAATCGCCATCTCGATTGCGACGAGGACGAACTCGGTCTTCGTGCAGTTGAGTTTGGCGACCTGCTTCAAGAGTCTCTCGTTGAGGTCGTCGGAGATTCGACAGGAGACGGTGTTAGCCACGATCTTCTTTCTCGAACGTCCGACACGGACAGCGGCCCCATAGCGTGGTTTCGTGGTTCCCGTTGCATCCTGTGTAGAGCGGTCGCTTGCCGAAACCAAAGGCAAGAGTTCCGTGGTCACCGATTGAGTGGCCGCATTTGCAGATCATTGGAAGCAACTCGTGTTCGGCTCGTCAAGGTCGAGCGGCACCATCATCGCCGCGGTCAATTCGGCCATGAACTCGTCCTGGGCTTTGCGTCGTTTGAAATACCACCAGCGAATCTTCATTGATCGCGGAATCATGATGAACGCCTTATTGGGATCGCGGTTACGCCTCGCGACCGATACTCGCGATTCAGAGATTCCTATTTCACTCATCGTTACTGACTCCGTGAACTTCGAGCATGTGCCTATTGAAGTCAGCGCGAACTCCCGCCATCATTTCTTTCGAATCCTCGTCGGGTTCACAACTGTCCATTGCGTTGTAGCCGCAATATATGCAGATGATTCCGAGGCTCAACGTTCCTGGCATCAGGTAGATGACGTCACCGTTCTCATCAGTCAATGGGTGAGTTCCGACGACCGTTATGTTTCCGTGTTCGCCCGGAGCCCAGTCAGCACTTGAAACGATCTGCACCCCTTTGAATGGCCTGAACTGAACGTTGTCGAACACCTCCACGAACGCGTCGTCAGACTCTTTACTCACGATTGTCCTTCAGCGTCGGTGAGTCAGGGAGTTCGAAGATCGTCCCGCACTCGCAACAGCCGTGCAGGGTCACGAGGTTCACCACTGGGTCGCATTCGTAGGATTCCACGCCCTGGCGCTTCATCAGCACCGCGACGTCGACGATTTCAGCACTCGGCAGGTTGCAGGTCGAGCACCAGACTTGGGTCGACTCTCCTATTCGCTGGCCGGAGAGTTCGACCATGATCGGCTCAAAAGAGATGATGGGCGGGTACTTGGGGAGCCAGTCAGTCATGGCAGATTCTTCAGTCTGTACTCGGCTCGCCAAATGGCGTTCTTGTCATCCCATCCGAGAAGTTCTCGTGATTCCTTCGTGTCATCTGAACCGAACGTGACGTACTTCGTGAGATCATCGAGGTTCATCCTTGCCTGCAGAAGATTCATGCATGGATAGTGAAGAACGTCGTCGCTCGACATGTAGCCAGTCTGCCCCTGCTTCCACAGGAATCGGTGACCGCACTCAGCGCAACGGTTGAACAACCATCGCTTCACGCGATCGTACGGTCGTATCTGAATTCGGAGGTGGCGAACGTGACGCGCAGCGAACTTCAGCGTCGTCCACGAAAGCCCTGACGAGAATCGGCCCTTACAGATTTCTCCGCTGTCGTGACCATTGGGCTCGACGTGCCAGACGGTCACGAATGACTTGTGGTACCGGCGCTTCCACGATGTCTTCTCCCACCACGGATACCGGATATCGAACAGAACAACCATCGGGTCATGCATCCTCGCTCGCCTCCTCAACTGCCTGGGCTTCCAAGAGAACCTTGAACACGTCCTCACCAGAGAGTGCGATGTCGATTGAACCTCCATTGGGGCCAGAGACTTCGGTCGCTGATTTCGTTGAGTATTCGTCACTCGCCTGATGTGTGAGCTTGAACTTCGCTGTTGAAGTAGCAAGGGCTCGATCGGCATCAGAAGCGTTATTCCATCGCTCTTTACCTGATCCTGATTCCAGCGCGAATGCCAAGACTGTTTCGCACCTTCGGAGCCATTCGTCTTCGACTACGGCACTTGCTGCAAGAAAAGCGATGCACTTGTTATCAAAGGCGTTTCGCTTAGTAGGGGTCTTTTCCAAGGCTGCTTCGCCACGGGCCTTCCAGTTCTTTACGGTCACGATGCTGACGCCGGAAAGTCTGGCTGATCGTTCCCAGGATATTCCGAGCCTGCGATTGGTGAAAATCTGCTCTTGCACCTCGTCGGTCAGTGACGGTGGTCTGCCCCCTCCGTGAGGTAGGACCTTGCGACGTCCGTCGACTTTCTTTCGGGGAGTGACCATTTGTCACACATTAACAAAATTCGAATGCGTTTGTGTGACAAACTCTAAATGTCTGGCGCTGCTCGCTCGCTTCTTTGAGGTCCAGAAATGGGGGTTGCGCTATGACGTGGAGATCCCATGATTTCGAATGGGACTCTCCACAGGTCGTCAGCGTGACTCGGGCTCGACGCCTTAAGGGAAACTGCGTTCTCATCCTACAGCGAAAGACCCCCGGGAAACGATCCGAGGGCCTTTCTGAGTGTCTCCTTTCCGTGTGTTACAAAGTCATGTCTCGTCCAGCAGTCTCTGAATAGAAGAAGCCACGAATTGTGCTTTTTCGAGTGTGTCGCGTCGAGTTAATTCATACCCGTGTCGAGTGATGGACCACTCCGCTATCACGTCCGAATCGCGGGTTGGCGAATACTTGCGCAGCGGCCTCAGAAGCCAGTCACCAGCAACGAATATCTCGCCAAGAAATCCAGTTCCCTCCCACTCCAACACTGGTGCTAAGGGGGGTGAAAGACGAGATTCGTGAACGTTCACGGCATACTCGCGGCACATGCGCGACAAATCCGCCAGGTCGCTATCGTCCAGTATCGGCGCGAAACGCTCCAAGATTTCGTAAAGTTCTGTTGGTTCGCTCATTTACGGCTCCTTAGGGGCCGACAGTGGGAGTTTTCGGCGTTGTGTGCGCTGACAAAAGGGGTCATTTTGTTTTTTCCTTTTCGACGAAGACTTGACCCGGCGCGAGTTTCTTGAGAATTGACATGAGGAGGCTCATTCTCATCGTGATCTCTTGGGTTGACCACGGCATACTGTCATTTCGCGCAATTTCCCCCGAGAATTGGTCTCGATATTTCGGCCACTGTTCGAGTGCTGCCGTGGAGTTAAGTCGGTCACAATGGCCGTCCAGATGCCTCCAGCGAAGCCTGAGACGACGCCGCTGGCAAGTCGCATGGCAGACCTCGCAACGCGCGTTGCTGGTCGCCTGACCTACAAGGCGATTACTCGCTAATTCCTTCGGCTTCAGCGCGGTCCAATTCTTCGTCCGCGCCAGACTCCACGAGGGCTTGCGCGACCTCTTCAGGGTCGTTGCCGACAAGGGTGAATCGCTCGTCCAAATCGGGTTTGAATTTGCGTTCCATGACATCATTCTACGCCCGAGCGCCAGTGATTTAGACGGTGTAGCGTCCGACTTAGTAGCCCATCAGAGGAGATGAAATGGCGAAGTACTACTGGACGATCAATAAAGAAGAAGACCCGAGATACCACACGAACACCGGATGCTTTGAGGGATTGAAGATCAAGAAGGAGAACCGACGAGAGGGTGACTCCATCCCCGCTGACCGGACTCTCTGCGAAGAGTGCTGAGTCCCTAGTCTCGCGCCACTCGGCTTGAGCCTGGTCCCATTGGTGCCAGTGCCCATCAGTTCCAATGAAACTCGCGTACCACTGGCGCATGAGTTCCCGCGGTTCACCCGTGTAGTAGTGGTAGGTGGGTACAACACGACCCTCTAGGGGCATTCGAGCGCCGAATCCTTTGGGGATGGGAACGAGTTCCCAGTTCACGTCCGTAAGTCCTTTGTCCCATGCTCTGCGCACAAAACACAGTGGGCACCTAACGCCACCGGTTGAGCCGTCCAAGCCACAGTCCATGATCGAATCCCAGATTTCAAAGGGCGCGTGCCACCGGATATTCAGCCCTCCGCAGTCCGCACATGGTCCATCGCCGAGCCAATTACCGGCCATGAGTGGCCTGATTTATGAGTTCATTTCGACCCTTTTTGTCAGCGCACTCGTCGCCGAGTTTTCGGTAGCGCGTCGTTATCCAAATCTTGCGCCTACCCGCATCGACAATCGTGTAGCACTGATGAGCAGAGCAGCGCGTACAGTCACGACACTGGCCCGGCGCTCTACCTCCATCCGGCTCAACGCCTTCGGTGGTCCATTTATGACGATGAATCATTTTACGGCTCCTTAGGGGCGCTGGAAGATGGGGAACACTTCATGCGCTTCTTCCATTTTCGCGGTGACTCCACGACCCAATCTCGCCAGCACGGAAGAACACGGACGCTCCCTCGCTCAATGATTCCGCTGTTTCGCGGTTGGTCGTTAGGCCACTGCAACGTCCAGCGACGGTGACAGGAATCGCACTCCCACACGTCGCCGTCACGGTAGTTCATTGAGTCATCGTGAACCAGATTGCGCCCGATCATCTCGCTCGGCAATCCGAAGCGACCCGTCGTCATTGCTTCGGTGATGAGTTCGAGTAGTTGCGCGACTCGACAAGTGTGGGCCGCCGGACGCCTGCTAATTACAGTTCCGCTCATAGTTCCCCCGTCACTGGATGCCGCTCAATACTTTGAGGACACGTCTCGGCAGTGTGACCGTTCCGTCCGCACCAATCGCATTTCTCTCCCATTCGCTCGGCTACAATCACAACTTCCCAGATAGCAACGCGAATTGCGTCTTGGGCTATCTCTCTCGCGTCCGCCATCGACACGTCCTCGGGCTTGAACCATTCCTTGGTCAAGGCAGCGTCAGCCATCGCGTAAAGAGCTTTGGCAATTGACTGGCGCTCTTGACTGCGCCCCGCTTCTCGCGCCGCCTCAACGACATCATCTAAAGTCGCTTCACTCATTTCACCCCTCCGTTTCAGGTGTAGGGGCGTTGGAAGATGGGGTGGCCTCGTCAATTTCGGTTGGGCACCCTTGGTCCAACAGTGCCAGAACTGAAGTGGTCCCGTGGCCGCTGTCACGCTGTTCCTTAACCCAATTGCGCGCCACTTCAATTATCCCCTGAAGGCGCGCAATCTCGGTGACCTTGGCGTCGATAAAGTCGCACTGATGCTTACATACGGCAGCGTCGCACACAACGCACGAATCCCAGGTTGATTCGCTCACAGGTTTCCTTTTTGGGGGGGCCGTGGGTATGGGGGCGAAGCCTCGAACTGAACCTTTCGCCTGACGATGATTTTCACTCATTTCACTCCTCCGTTTCAGGTGTAGGGGCGCTCGAAGATGGGAAACGTGCTTTGTCAACTTCGGCTCTGAGGTCAGCGGCCAAGAGTGGCAGTTCGCGCTCGCACAGGTCGGCGTAGGCGTTCAGTGCCTCGCGGGCGAAGGTGTCGTGAGTCACGTCCAGCACGAAGTAGAAACAGCCGTCATGCTTTCGGCCCTTCCCATCGTTGCCGTCAACTCGCGAAATGTGATACTTCCCTTCGGGGTAAAGACCGTCCTTCATTTCATTTCTCCGTTTCAGGTGTAGGGGCGCTGGAAGATTCAAGAATGCGCCATTGAAAATCTTCGCCGTCCCAGAATGCGTCAACGGGGCCGTCGTACAACTTCGATTCATAGCCGGTCGATTCGTGGCATTCGAGCCAGTCGTAGCACTCAAACGATTCTTGGCTCTGGCATTTCCCAGCGTCAACCAACGTGTGGTCGCCAAGTTCGTCCCACAGTTCACAGTCGTCGTCCGTACAACGCATCCGACAGAACGAACCCTCGGGAGCCGTGCAAGTGAACTTCGTTCGCACCCAATCGTTCTCGACCCAAACACGCAAATTGTGAAAGTTCCTCTCCGTTAGCCCTGTAGGGGCGCTCGCGGCGAGAATGAAATCGTGCTTTGGAAGTGCCTTTCGGCCACTGTCGTTGGCGAACCATAGAGCGCAGAAGTAGCAGCCGTCCTCGCCAGCCAACAGACGTGCAGCCTGAACTTGGTCGTGCGGTAATCGCGGCGGTTCAGGGGCGAGGGTTTTTAATTTGTCGGCGGCGAAGCATAATCCCATGCTGAACTCATGAATTTCATTGGTTTCGGCAGCCGCTTTGTAGAGCAGGTCAATCGCCGCTTCACGCGAAATCACGTCGCCCCTCAGTTCACTTGGCTCAGTCACTGGTCTCCTCTGAAATTAGGGCGTCGATAGCAAATTGAAGTCCTTCCATCCGAGCGTCGTGACAGATTCCGCGAGGCTTGAATGAGTTGTCGCAGCACTTCTCGTCGCACTTGAAATACATCTCTCGCTCCTTCGTCAACTCGGTAACCAACACTCCAAGAGTGTCGTTCCTCTTTCGTTCACTTGGCTCAGTCATAGAGTTTCCCTTTCGGCTTGCGATGGTGCAGGTAGGCGTCGGAGTTTTCCTCGACGTAGGGCGCGAGTGTCGCTCGCAAGTCTCGGGCGACATCTGTGTCAATGCGGCCCAATTGCCACCATCTGTCGATGTGCGCCTTGCAAACCTCGTATGGCTCTGGCTGGACGAGACTCATTTCTTTTCCTTTCGTTCACTTGGCTCAGGGGGGCGAGTCATGCGTTTTCTTTCGCAGCGGCACGTTCAAAACGACGACGGGCGATTTCTGCATCAGCGAGGTCGAGTCCTTCCGCTATGCCCGAGGCGCGACCGAGAAAATGCGGCATAACGGGCTTCTGGTCGATGAAGAACATCATCCGATCATTCCTTGCGTACTCCACGAGGAACCACTGACGTTTCGTTTCGTCGGTCTGGCCTTCGTAGATTGCGAAGTAACGGTCCTCTTGCAGTGTCCAGACTCCGGTGTCGGCCTTCTTCCACACACCGACCGCCGAGAAATGGAACTTGGGCTTCGCGGACTTCTTCTTGGCTTTCTTGCTCATTTCATCCTCATTTTCCTTGGCTCAGGGGCAAGATTTTCGTTTTTCATGGTTCAGCTTTCTGATCGTGTCGCTCGGTACGTCTCGTCGTTAATTCCTAGAACCTCGTCGGCCGCTTGCATGGCCGCTTTGTGCACGAACTCAGCGAAGGTTATGCCGAGGATACGGCAGACCTCCGCGAGACGCTTACGCTCTTCGGCGCTGAAGGTGACGATCTTGCGCGTCATAACGGCAGGCTGTGACGCGTGATGACCATGTGCTGGCCGTCCTTGTCGTGGAAGGTCAGGCCGTCCTTGAATGCCTCGACGTACCTCGGGTAGGTGGCTACTGGGACGCGAGTCGTCTTGGCGTCGTTCTCTCGCTCGAGGGTGTACAGAACCTCGTGGCGGCGGACGTTGGTCTCAGACATTCGATTCCTTAGCAATCTCCCTAGGCAGTCCGTACCATTCGCGCTCGGCACGGTGATTGGGCATCGCGAGTCGTGCGGCTAATGCTTTGCGGTAACTGTCGATCATGCGCTGCGCGAACGCGACCGCTTCTTCACGAGTTGCGAACGCTTTGCGGAGAGCAGGATTCTTGGTGTAACCGCGACTGCCGTCCTTGGTCTTGGTGCAGTTGATAACTGGCACGTAGGGCCACTCAGGACTGCGCCCGCGCTTCACGGCCGACGCCGTTCCGAAGTCGACTCCCGCGACTACCTTTTCAATGGCTTCGGTCAGTTCACTCATTTAACCCTCCAGGTTAGTTACTGCCTTGTATGACCAATCATACATGGTTCGGAGGCAATTGCAAGTCAATTTAGGGTATTTCTGGCTTCTCACCGTGCTTTACCCCGCGAATGATGTCCGCCCTCATCACTCCCGAGGCCCGAGCGAGTTCGGCCTGGGAATCTCCGGCTTCGAGTCGACGTCGCCAGATACTGCGTCTCCGGGCGTAGATGCCGTTCTTCTTGTCGGTCAGGCCCGCTATCTCGCGGAGTTCTTCGTAGTCGCGCTCTTTAGAGATTCGGGGCATTGATGACCTTCTCCATGTCGTCTCGTAGTCGTTCTTCATCTAAATCTGCGGGCGTAAGATTCGATAGCCGACGATGTATCGAGCCAGTGTTGTATTCGTGCGCTAACTCACCCCTTGACCAAAGAATCGTAATCTTCTCAATGCCGTTGCCAACGGCGAGTTTCAGTAATTCTTCTTCGACCGCGACTCGATCAGTGAAGGTAAACACGATCTTGTCACCTTCGATGACGCCACCACAATGCGCGACCATTTCTTCGAGCGACATCCCACTCATTCCTCATCCTCTCCGAGGTCCATCGTCAACTGTCCGCGCTTCAATGCTTCGGCTTCGACGAAGAGGTCGACGGCCTTTTGCAGCACTGAACCCAAGAGTTCGTCCTTGTCGCCCTCGTCGAAGAACACTGCGGAGCGAGCTTCGAATATTTGGATTTGCTCGACACCGATTGGGGATCCATCGACGCTCTCGTAGTCGAAGCGGTCCTTTGCTTTCACTAAGCGCACGATTGCGAACACCGTCTCGTTGGGTTCGTACAACTGGGGCTTGATCTCCAATGTCTCACTGAGTCGGGTGTTCAACTTCGACACCGTGGCTGAGGTTGAGAGGATGGGGAGTTTCTTGAACTTGCCGAGATCGGTCACAGATCAATCCTCTCTTGGATATCGCGTAGACGTCGCGTGAGTTTACGAACCTTGACGGCGTGCATTAAAAACCATGACTGAACGTTGCTCCCGTCGACCGCCTCTGCGATTTCGTCAACGAGCGACATCTTCTCGTTCGATGGTCGAAGTAGGTCTGACGTCTTGTCCTCAAGCGCCGAAACAGTCAAATCGAGAGATTCGAGAGCATCCGTTAACTCCTTCTCGGCGTCCCGGATTGTCATTCGGTCTCGGCTCTGTCCGGGTTCTGCGCGCCCGTTGTATTCCTGCTTGCCTACTACTTCGGTTGCCTCTTCATACGCCATTGGAATACCTTTCGTGGGTGGGTTTGGTAAGTGGTTCAATCATACATCAGGAGGCTTTACGCCTCACGAGTATCGCCGGTGATTCGTGGACTTCGCGGAGTTGGAACAAGCCGTCCCAGTCTGGATGATTCTTCAAGAGCAGCCTTGCGTAATAAGCCGAATAGGAATTGTTGAGGCGATATTCGCTGGACGGGTCTGTGGTCTGCAAGTAATAATTCCACCTAAGGACTTCGACGCACATTTTGATAGAGATCCGCTTGCGGCCCCGTGCCACCATCATCGCAGCCATGCCCTCTAACGCTTCATACACGCGAGGGTTGCGGGCGTGGAACGTCTCGAAGCGGTCACGGAGCGTCGCGGTCTTTGGCAGGTCGTCAACGTCGAAAAGTGTGTTCATAGGTTCTTCATGTCCTCGCTCAATAGATACGCAAACCTGTCTCGCCACTTCTCGTCATCCCTACGATCGCGCCAGTCGACAATCATGCCGAATGCGTACATCACCGTCACGGGGAGCGCGAGCGCCAACATCCAATGATTCTGAGTCATCACGAGGAGCGCCGTCCACGTAGCCATAACTGGAACCGACATAATCACACACGTAACCGCAAACGAGAACGGGTGACGCTTTTCCCATAGCGAGGTGTTCACTGGAACGCCCCCTTCCCGTAGAGCGCGGTGATCGTGGCGTCGAGCAGGTCTTCCACCGCATGAAAGTCGCCGTTGAATCTCACGTCCTGTGGCTGCTCGGGATCGAAGACGACGCCGGTCGGGTTGCCGTAGCGCATGACCATTTCGTAGCGGAAACGCTTCTCTTCGAGTTCACTGAGGCCGCCGAGGATGATTGCCATCAGTCGACCTCCACGAACACGCAGTCCTCGTGAACTACTGTCTTCGACCCGTTTGGCAATGTTCGCTCAACGAGGTCCGACGATCCGAATACAGCGGGCTTGTGGCATACCCAGCACTGAGCGTTGTCGCGCCAGTCGTCATATTCCTTCGGGATATCTTTGATGACGTCGTTGTCCGAGCCTTCGACGAGAGCGACGCTGTGCGGCAGTTGCCAGACCCTTCCACATTCCGCGCAACGCAGGGCGTATGCGAAGTCGCCGTCGTAGTGTCCTTGCGTTCCACAGTCGCAGTAGAAGTCGAGACAGACTTCAGTTCCTTTCCACTGAATGAAAACGCTCGTACCCTCGATAGGCGTGTAGTCCGGCGCGTAACGCGCTGGTCGTTCGCGCCCAGCCAACTCTTCTCGGAGCGCAGCATTCGTGGCGAGGAGTCGCTGTCGACAGGTGTGAGCCGAGTACGGCCACGTATCCATGTCGTCGTAACGCTGTTCGTCTGAATTGTCGACAGTCATAGTTCCTCACTCTCGCCGGCACTGAGCGCCAGCCCTAGAATGTTCGCCGGTTCCCCGAAGCCTCCATGTGCATGCGTCCAAGAATGCGCTTCGTTACAAAGCGCGATCAGATTCGATTCCGAGTTGGTCCCGCCTCGCGAGCGGTACTTACGGTGGTGGACGTGAACGGCGGCGTGCCAGTTGTAGCCATCGCCGCATACCGTCCATAGTTGCCCCGTTGCCATGCGTGTAGCAAGGGTAAAATTCGCGGCCTCGCACAGAACGTGAGCGCGTTCCATGATGATCGGTTTCATTCGATTGAACTCGGCGTCGTACTCGCTGAGTCGCTTGGTCTTCTTCTTGGTGGGTGCGGAACGCTTCACTTGCGCACCCCGCTCATGATCCTCACGTCGGCCTTGGGGTCCTTGCTCAAGATGAATCCCCTCATGGACCAGGCTTCGAAGAGCGTCATCATCTTTCGGTTGTCGGTTCCGCGTACTGCGGTTACTCCGTAGACCGTGACATAGAAGCGGCGCTTCATACGTGCGCCTCATCGCACTCTTGCTGAGACTTCAACAGAACGCCGATGCGCTCGGGTTTGAACTCTTCACGCGCAAAGGGCCCGTACATCGCAACCTGACCGCCAGGATTGCACCCGAGACGGTGCGCCGCCGCTACCGCGCTGGCCGCGTCCATCGCGGGAACGATGCAAGCCCCTAGCCATGACGGACCGCCAGGGCGCTGTTCTTCCAAAGGAATCGAGTTAGATATCTCGGTGTCCACAAACGACAGATACCAGACCGACATGTCGCCCTCGTCGAGCGACGACGCCATCAGGTCGCGAAATGAAGCCGCTGCAATTCGCCGATCACGTTCTTCGTCTGAAACTCTCATCACGCCCCCGTCAACGTGTAGCCCGCGAACA